TTTGGTTGCTGTTCTCTAGCAGATTGTCTTATTGCTAGTGAATGTCTTAGTCTTTCTTTTGTATCATCAGACACAATAGATAGTTCTCTTGATAGATCACTTGTCTCAAACGAAACACAATCCTCGACATCTTGCCAATACTCTTTGACATCAGATAAGAACTTAGCTTGGTCAATGATACTATTCATATCCTTGATTAACTCGTATTTCATTTCCCACAACTCTCGGTGTGCGTTTTGCAAATAACTTTGAGCCTTTGCATACATCTTGAGTTGTTCCCAATGGTGTTCTTCACACATCATGGTACGAGAATGACACCCGCCTGTATTGGGTACTAAACGACTGAAAGCAGATATGTCATCACTATAACCATTTCTACCATATCTATTATAACTATCTTTATGCCATAAGCCACGATCAAGACTAGCTGATACTTTTGCTAAATCTTCTTCCATAGCTTTTGTTTTTTCGTGGTAGTGAGGGTTGCGATCTCTTTTAGTTTCATCATACTCAACTTCTAGTGTCGCTTGGTGTCCTTTCTCTTGCAACTCGAAGTGGTACAATGCTCTCATTTCATGGTCAGAAATAGTCCACTTGTATTGGCTTTCACTACTATCAGTATGTGTCGGCTTAAAATAAAAGCATTGATCTACTTCTGTGAATGATCTGTAATGACTACGACCATTATCGTACTTGGCTAATACTTCCATGTCCTCTAGTGGAAACTTCTTATCCATTATTGGTGTGATTACATTATCCCAAGTTTGTTGTTTTACTGTTCTGTAATTATCAATGGCAAGTCTTAGATTGTCCTCAACTTCCATTGGTGTTTTATTCCAAACAGTTGACGCCCACTCTTTTTTTAAGAGTTGTCGCTTCTGTTGGTTTAGTCTTAGTTTATTAGCTTCCATAAATTATCCTTTCTGTTGGTTGCTAGTTTCTTCTATCACATTATGTGATATGTTGTCAATTAAATTAGAGAACTCTCGAGAGTTTTTTGCAATCCACTCTTTCATGCAACTCAATGAATGGAAGTGCTTGTGGCTTGATTCTACTTCATGCCTCGTGGTTTCTCTAGTTGAAGAATGATATTCATACTCCGCTTGTGGGTATGAGCTATATGCATTGGGGTAAAACTTCTTACCACAATTAGCACAGTATCTTGCACTACTTCTCATATTCCCCACACCCAAAACACAATGGCCCTCGCTGGAAAGTATAATCCAGCGAGTATGACTGCTACGAATAGCCAACCCTCTTTACTAAGATATCTCATTGTAATCCTCCAATACTGATATAATGTTTTGTTCAGTCCATAGGTCAGCATACTGCTCACCCCACTTACTCAAGAATTGATTGAATGTCATAACTTGAGCTTCCTCTTGCATTTGCAATACCCATTGTCCTGTCTTACTCATAGCATTGCCCACCCAACACACATACCTATAAATATAAGTACGAATGATAGTTCCCATATTCCATTATTCATTAGTTATCCTTTCTGTTAGTTATGTAATAATTTCCCATATTCATATAATACTGTCAAACATTTATTTAATTATCTTTGCACATTAGACTCATTCTAAACTGGCAAGGCAATAGAGGTACCAGTCCAATCTCAAATGAGCTTTGGCAAGGTCGGGGGGTACACCACATGTAGTATATAGGGATCCTAATACCTACTATATATAGCTTGATTTAAACGTTTATAACCGATAAAATCGTTTTCACACTTAAAACAAAAGGTGCAAAATTTTTTATAAAATTTTTTCAAATGCTAACACCCGAACAAATACAAAATCTCCCACCGGATTCTAGAAAAGAATACATGCAGACAATGCTGCTTCTTGACAAAAAGAAAAAAGAACAATTAATCCGCGATGACTTTTTAGCTTTTGTAAAACACATGTGGCCAGAATTTATTGAAGGTGAACACCATAAGATAATGGCTGAGAAATTTAATCGCGTAGCTAAAGGTGAATTAAAAAGATTAATTATCAACATGGCACCAAGACATACAAAGTCTGAGTTTGCATCTAACTATTTACCTGCATGGATGATCGGTAACAAACCTGATCTAAAAATAATTCAAGCAACAAACAACGCGGAACTTGCAGTACGATTTGGTCGTAAAGCAAAAACGCTGATGGAACAGGAAGAATTTAAAAACGTATTTAACACAAGATTAAGAGAAGATTCAAAAGCTGCAGGTAAATGGGAAACCGATCAAGGTGGCGAATATTATGCTGCTGGTGTCGGCGGTTCGATAACCGGTCGTGGTGCTGATCTTTTAATTATTGATGATCCACATTCTGAGCAGGACGCAATGAACATGGCCAGTTACGATCGAGTGTATGAGTGGTATACTTCTGGACCGCGGCAGCGTTTGCAACCTGGAGGCAGGATAATTGTTGTGATGACGCGTTGGTCGGTCGCTGACTTAACTGGTAAGCTGCAAAAAGCACAAGCAGAACCAAAAGCAGACCAATGGGAAGTGATAGAATTCCCTGCAATCTTGCCCAGCGGTAATCCGGTGTGGCCTGGTTATTGGAAGCTAGAAGAGTTAGAAGCGGTGAAAGCATCGGTGAGTATACAAAAATGGAATGCGCAATACCAGCAAAATCCAACAGCAGCTGAAGGTAGTATTATAAAACGTGAGTGGTGGCAAATATGGAAACCGGATACGTTGCCGAGTCTAATGCACGTGATCCAATCTTATGACACAGCGTTTATGAAAAAAGAAACTGCTGACTACAGCGCCATAACTACGTGGGGCGTGTTCCAAAAAGACGAGGACAGCGGACCGATGATCATTCTACTTGATGTTGTAAAAGATAGATTTGAGTTTCCAGAATTGCGTCGAATTGCAAAAGAGCAGTTCGATTATTGGAATCCCGAAACGGTGATCGTGGAAGCCAAGGCTTCAGGACTGCCGTTAACCTACGAATTACGTAAAATGGGTATACCAGTTATTAACTTTACACCAAGCCGTGGAAATGATAAACATACTAGAGTAAATGCGGTTGCGCCTTTATTTGAGGCGGGACAAGTCTGGTGTCCAGACCGTAAGTTTACAGAAGAAATGATTGAGGAGTGCGCTGCATTCCCGCTAGGCGAACACGATGACTTAGTGGACAGCATGACTCAAGCATTAATGAGGTTTAGACAAGGGGGCTTCGTTGAACATCCAGAAGATTACGAAGACGAACCTGAAGAGCCGCAACGAAGGTCGTACTATTAATGAAAAGATTTTTTGAATTTTTAAAACAAGCTTTCTTGGGAGACTCCAAAGGACTTGGTTCTAAAACAGCTAACATGACTGTTGACCAACTAGTTAAAGTTGGCACTGACATGGACGTTGATAAAGCTACCGCAGAAAAAATGGTGACAGCGTTCTTGACTAAAAACGAAGATCAAGTTCTTGCAGATATTACTACATCACTTGCTGATGCTAAAAAACTTTCAACTACAGATGAGATGATTGAAGCTGAAATGCGCGCTGAATATATTGACGGCAAAGGCGCAGACACGATGTCGTTTGACGAATTTAAATTAATGAAAGAAGCAGAAAGTAAACAAGCAGCGCGAGACATTATTGCGACTGAATCTCCACCTGATGAATTTTTTGGTAAAGCAGATGTTCTTGCTGAAGAAGACGCAGCAAGATTAGCTCAAGATCAATTAGATCAACCGAAGGGTGCTTTTTCAAATACACAAAAAGAAAGAAAAGTTGGTGCTTACGCAACTAAGCCGGAAGACGTTTCTAATTATGATGAATTAGTTAGATCAGGTCATTATATCGAAGGCACTATGAAGCCAGGACCAAACCATCCGTTTAACCAACCACAAAAAGTTAGTGAGACTTTATTTCCTGAAGGTAAGTCACAGACGTCAATAGTAGCATCAAACATTTCACAATGGAAACAAGACCTGATGTATAATTTAGACGAAGGTATTATTACCCGTGCTGAGTATGATGCACTTTACAGAAACGCTGACCCGATCTTTGATGCTGAATATGCAAAAGCAAAACAAATAGATTCACAAAGTGGGTTTGTTGAAAACACTTACGAAAACCGAAACGAATTAAACATCATGACAGACTACTGGCCTGGTGAAAACTATCGACCAAAATATTTAACTGACGAAGACATAGCAGCGACTGGTTATTCACCATCAGCGGACAGCGTAGCGCGGAACAAGGAAGCAAATGACAAAGTTACTCAGATGTTAGAAGAAACACTTTTTAAACCTATTCAAACTGAAACTAAAATACTTAACAGTCAAAGAAAAGTGATAGACGACTATTATAGAGCTATGGACGAAGCAATAGAAGTAGGAGACATAGAAGAAGCTAACAGAATAAGAGATATAATAAATGACGCTGTCGACCAACAAGGTTCAGGCACTGATCTAACAGATATTATTTTTAAAGATAGTAAAAGAACTTTAAACGCAATGGGTGGTATTATCCAAGGAGCAAAAAATCGTGGCCGACGATAAGAAAAAATTCCCAATGACACGACGAACCTTTTTAGGTGGAATGGGTGCCGGCATTGCTAGTTTAATGATTCCATTTGGCAAGACGTCTAAAGTTGCAACAACTGCAGCAAAAGTTATGCCAGAGATGGCGGCTAAAGGTATGCCGGATTGGTTTCCATTATTAGTTAATAGAATTATGAACGAAGGTAAACAAGTACAAACGGCAACGGGCGGACGTAACCCTACTAACGTGTATGAGTTTGATAACGGCAAAGATGTCTATCGTTTATACGAAGACGCAGTAAGTGGTCATATTGAAGTAAGCGCACGTGGCGATAACTTTCAACAAGTTAGCTTTGAGTATATTCCAGCAACTGAAATGCGACGACCTGATGGTAAAGCTTTTACACAAGACGGTGAGTTTTATGCTGGTGAGTTTCAAAAAGGTGAATATCAAGATTTTGAGAATTACAGTTTAGATGGTGTTAATGAATTAAAGATACCAATTAATAGTATAGAGGATTTTGCTACTGGCGGTAAGTTAACTAAAGAGCAAGCTGAAGAAGAAGTAGCTAACTTTTTAAGAGACACTACAAAAATAGATTATGATGGCTTTGCTCAAGGTGGTCGAGTTGGTTATCAAGACGGTAATCTAGTACAACCTATGACGCGAGAAGAATATGAAAAACGCGTACGTATGCAAGCAAAATACCATCAGATTAATGAATTAGTTAAACTTATGGAAAGCAAAAAACACCAAGGCTACTCAATACCGATCCGTAAAGAAGGTTTGTCAAGCCAGGGTTATTATAATAGTATGGACGATGTATTTTTTGGTGGCGTTAACTATAACGACGGCAATAAGAATTTGAACATAGGAACAGTAATACCATCGGAAGGGCAACCAAGTTACAACACTGAGTTTTCATATGCCTTCGCGAACGGCGGTCCAGTGATCAGGCCACAAGGCATGTTCCCCCCGGAACGCGGACCGATGCACAATGGTATACAAAATTTATTTAAACAAAGGACAATATAATGGCGATAGATAGAGAAGATGCACGAACCACGGTAACTATACCTGGTCCAAAAGATCTACAAAAAGATATGGCGATGCAAGAAAACTACAAACAGCCAGTAGAGATTATTGAAGATTCTGATGGCGGAGCAACTATTGATTTTGATCCACAAGCCATGGCAGCAGAAGGTGGCGAACAACACGAAGCTAACCTGGCTGACTTTTTAGACGAAGACGCACTTAATTTAATTGGTATCGAAATGCGTGATTTGTACGACGAGTACAAAGCGAGCAGATCAGAATGGGAAGAAACTTACACCAAAGGTTTAGAACTTTTAGGTTTTAAATACGAGTCTAGAGTAGAACCATTCCAAGGTGCTTCAGGTGCAACGCATCCAGTATTAGCAGAAGCAGTAACACAATTCCAAGCACTAGCTTATAAAGAATTACTACCAGCAGGTGGGCCGGTCAGAACACAGATAGTCGGGAAACAAACACCACAGCGCGAGGACCAGGCAACGCGGGTTAAAGAATTTATGAACTATCAGATTATGGTTAACATGAAAGAGTATGAGCCAGAGTTTGATCAGATGTTATTTAACTTACCACTAGCAGGTTCGACATTTAAGAAAATTTATTATGATTCAATTTTACAACGTTGCGTATCTAAGTTTGTACCAGCAGAAGATTTGTTTGTACCATATTCTGCAACTAGCTTAGAAGACGCTGACTGCATTATCCATCAGATTAAAATGACTGGTAATGATTTAGTTAAGCTACAGTTGTCAGGGTTTTATTCTGACATTGAGATAGAAGAAAGTTCGTATGATCCAAGTGATGTTAGAAAAGAAAAAGATGAACTACAAGGCGTGTCATCAAACGCTGACGAAGTTTACACATTGCTAGAGTGTCATGCTGATTTAGAGATACCAGGGTTTGAAGACTTGAACCCAGAAACACAAGAAGCGACTGGTCTTAAAGTTCCTTACATCATAACTGTTGATGAAGGTTCTGGTAAAGTGCTTTCTGTGCGACGTAACTATTCTGCACAAGATCCAAATCGTAAACGTAAAGATTATTTTGTGCATTTCAAATTTCTACCAGGATTAGGCTTTTATGGATTCGGTTTAATTCACATGATCGGCGGGCTTTCTAGAACTGCCACAGCCGCACTAAGACAACTCTTAGATGCCGGCACCTTGTCAAATTTACCTTCCGGATTCAAACAAAGAGGCATCCGTGTCAGAGACGAAGCTCAACCGTTGCAGCCGGGTGAATTCCGAGACGTTGATGCTCCTGGTGGAAACCTTAGAGACGCATTCATGCCATTACCATTTAAAGAGCCATCACAAACGTTGTTAAGTTTGATGGGTGTAGTAGTTCAGGGCGCTCAGCGTTTTGCAAGTATTGCAGACATGCAAGTTGGTGACGGTAATCAAAGTGCAGCAGTTGGTACAACAGTTGCATTACTAGAGCGTGGCTCTAGAGTGATGAGTGCAATTCACAAACGTTTATACCAAGCAATGAAATGTGAGTTCATGTTATTGGCTGATTGTTTTGTAACTTACCTACCACCTGAATATCCGTTTGAAGTTGTTGGTGGTGAGAAAAAGATTTTTGCAAAAGACTTTGATCAACAAGTTGATATTATACCAATTGCAGATCCAAACATCTTTTCACAAACACAACGTATTAGTATTGCACAAACACAATTACAAATGGCAATGTCTAATCCTAAAATGCACAACATGTATCAAGCTTATCGTGATATGTACGAAGCGTTGGAAGTTAAGAATATTGATTCTTTATTACCTCCACCAAAAAAACCAAAACCAAGTGACCCTGCAACTGAAAACATAACAGCGTTATCTGGTAAAAAGTTTCAAGCGTTTCCAAACCAAGATCACCAAGCACACATTGCATCGCACTTAAGCTTTATGGGAACTATGTCAGTAAGAACTAACCCTGCTGTATTGATGTCTTTACAAAAAAACTGTCTAGAACACATTGGATTAATGGCACAAGAGCAAGTTCAACTAGAATTTAAAGAAGAAATGCAAAAAATGAAGCAAATGGGACAGCAAATGCAACAAATGGGAGCTCAAGCACAGCAAATGGGCCAAGATCCACGTCAAAATCCTCAATTTATGCAAATGCAACAAGAAATGAAGCAAATAACAGAGATGTTAGAGTCTAGAAAAGCGGTTTTAGTCGCTGAAAGCATGGCTGAGTACGCTGAACAAGAGAAAAAAGTGTTAAATCAGTTAGATTCGGACCCATTATTGCGTTTAAAAGCCGAAGAAAACCAAATTAAGGCGGCAGAACAGCAAAGAAAAGAAGAAAATGACGAAACTAGAGCAAATCTTGACATGATGAAGATGATGCAAGCTAGAGAAATCGATCAAACTAAAATTGAAGAGAATGACAAGCATCAGAAGCTTAGAGCGGCCGTTTCTATGGCTAAATCGGGTATTTCAAGCCTAGATAAACAACGATCTGTTACCAAAAAGGTCAATTAAAATGGGTGTAAATAATCTATTCAGGCCTAGAAAACATTTTGCTGGTGGTGGAGCTGACATGGGTGATCCAGACAGCGCGGGAGAAAGAGAATCTAGAGGCTACGGGGCAGAAGGTAGTGGTAGTGGTGGTTATAATAACAATAACAATAATAATACTGGACAGAGTGGTTCTGTAAGTCCAGGACAATCAATGGCAATGGCAGGAGACTTGTCACTTGAAGGTATGTCACAAGAAGACGCAAGTAATGCAGTAGGACAGGGACAAGACGGCACTTCTCAACAAAATACAACCCAAGAAGAGGAGCCAGGGTTTTTTCAAAGTATTTTTGATTTTTTTTCAGATCTTGCACCAACACAAGAAGAACAATTTGCACAAGATTGGGACAAACTAGCAAGTTGGGAAAAGAAAAAAGCCTTATCTCAATTAGGCATAACTGAAGATCAACTAACTGGAGATGTTATGAGCGCGTTTAATGATTATAACAATATGTCTCTTTCTGAAATACAAGACGCTATTTCAGGTCTTAGTATTAGTGATCTTTTTAGTAATCCTTTTGACTCTGGAACATTGGGCGTAGGTTATTCAATGCTTGATTTATTTAATCCGTTTACTAATACACAATATAATTTACAAGACATGAACAATTGGAGTATGGAACCAAGTGATCTTATGGGACCAAATTTAGGAACTTATACCGGCAATGTAGCAAGTTTAAACAGCGCACAACTTGCTGATTTAGCAAACCAGCAAATAGGTGGTTTAACCAATACACAACTAGGTCAAGCATTAGCAGGTATGGTTAATGACGTGGAGACTCAAAACGCTAATAGAGGACCAGAAAATCCTCCTGGGGGCAATATGAACGATCAAAACGTAGAACTTACAGAGTCAGCAAAACAAATTGCTGATTTAATTTCTCGTGGTTTTACAGAGGCAATGGCCGAAAGAATAGTATCATCAGGAAAATACTTTGCAAGTTATGATGAATAATGATAACTTTTCGCTAATTTAACATCAGGGAGGAAACTATGTTAGACGATTTAAAATGGAAAGCCCAAGAATGGTGGGACGGAACCACTAAGAAAACAAAAATTATAATTGCTGTTGGCATTATAATTTTCATCGCGGTAATACTTAACAACTAATGAACCCACTGCTACTCATCAAACCACTTTTAGGTCTTGGAGGAGGATTATTAAATAATCCCGTGGCAAAACTTATTGCCAATAAGACCGTAGGCGCAATTTCTCACAAACTAGAAAAAGATAAAATCATCAAAGCAAAGGAGATAGAAGCGGCTGCAAAAGTGGACGTAGCAAAGATTGGTGTTCAAATGGAACAGGTGAGACAAACTGCTAATTCATGGAAAGACGAATATTTGGTCGTTTTCTGGAGCCTTATTATTTTGGCACATTTCACACCTTGGACGCAACCATGGATGGCGGCAGGTTGGGAGATATTAGGCCAAGCAAATGATTATTTTTGGATCATCATACTCACGATCGTGGGTGGAAGTTTTGGGGTTACTACACTTAGTAAATTCAAAGGCAAATAAAAACTTAGGGGGATAAATGGGTGAAGAAAAGACGTGTGCTTGTCACACGGAAAAAAAGGTACAATCGGGGGAATGTTGTAAACAAAAACCAAATGCTCTTGACGAGTTTTGGGAACATTTAGGAGATAAAAAGAAAAAATATGTCAGAGAATACAGACCCGGTAAACGTAATATACAAACTACAAAGACTACTTGATGACGGCATAGACAACAACGGCCAAGTTTTAATGGGCGGTGGTGTTGACACTATGGAAAAATATCAGTATATTTGCGGAAAGATCCACACGTTGGATCAAATTAAACAGGAACTCTCTAACCTGCTAAACCCTAAGGAGCCAGAAAACGATGATGACAAAGTCACACGCATTAGAAGATAAATATGACGAACAAGCAGCTATTGAACAAGCTGCAATACAAGAAGCAAAAAACGAGCCAGAAAAAACTAACGTAGACAAGTTACCGAACCCTACTGGGTGGCGCTTACTTGTTATGCCTTTTCAAGTTAAAGAAACAACTGATGGCGGAATTATTATAGCACAGGAAACATTAGATCGCGCACGTGTAGCAACGCAAGTTGGATACGTATTGAAGATGGGTGATCTTTGTTACAAGGATGACGACAAGTATCCTACAGGACCTTGGTGTAAAGAAAAAGATTGGGTGGTGTTTGCACGATATGCAGGATCACGAATGCAGATTGAAGGTGGTGAAATAAGAATGTTAAACGATGATGAGATTTTAGGGACTATAGATGATCCCGAAGAATTAATTCACGCAATGTAATCATAGGAGGATTATACTATGCAAGAAGAAAAAAATATAGACGTTGGCGAAGCTGACGAACAAGAAACAGAGATTGATTTAGAAGCAGCGCCGGTAGAAGAAGCGCCAGCAGAAGAATTAGTCGTAGAAGAAACAAAAGAAGTAAAACCTGTTGAAGAAACACCAAAAGATGAACTTGGTGAATATTCTGAAGGTGTACAAAAAAGAATAGCAAAGCTAACACGTAAAATGCGTGAAGCTGAAAGACAAAAAGAAGAAGCTATCACTTATGCACAAAACTTAAAAGCTGACCAAGAAAAGTTACAAAGTCGTTATAGAAATGTTGAAACAACATATGCAGACGAATTTAAAAAACGTGTTACTGGTTCATTAGAAGCAACTAAAGCTAAGTTACAATCTGCTATTAACAATGGTGATGTAGAAGGTCAAGTTGCGGCGCAAACAGAACTAGCGCAACTAACAATGGATGCTACTAGACTTGCTAGAATTGAAGAGATGAAAAAAGCAGCACCAGTTAATGAGTCTCCTGTAACACAGCCAAGACAAGAAGTGCCTATGCAACAACCACAAACTGACCCTAAAGCGGATGCTTGGGCAGCTAAAAACCCTTGGTTTGGTACTGATAATGCTATGACTTACACAGCGTTTGATATACATAAAACGTTGGTAAACGAGGAAGGTTTCGACTCAAACTCAGAAGAATATTACGCTGAGGTTGATAAGAGAATAAGACTTGAATTTCCACACAAATTTGGTAATAATGAGTCATCTACATCTGAACCAGTTCAGAATGTTGCAAGTGCCCGTCGTCCGGCCAAACAAGGACGCAGAAAAACTGTGAAACTCACACCTTCACAGGTAGCAATTTCTAAAAGATTAGGTGTGCCACTCGAAGAGTATGCGAAACAATTAGCCGCGAAGGAGGTATAAGCATATGGAAAAAGATAAAACAAAGACCCCACGCGTGAGTCAAACTAGAGCAAAACAAGAAAAGCCGAAAGTTTGGTCTCCCCCATCTGCCTTAGATGCACCCCCTGCACCAGACGGATATCGTCACAGGTGGTTAAGGACTGAACTAATGGGAACCGAAGATACTAAAAATATGTCCGGTAAACTTAGATCAGGTTGGGAACTTGTCCGAGGTGACGAGTATCCTGATGACCTTTACCCAACAGTCGATTCTGGTAAATATCAGGGAGTAATCGGAGTAGGAGGCCTTGTGTTGGCAAGGATATCTGAAGAACTCGCACAGTCTCGTGAAGATTATTTTAGAAAAATGACTCAGGACAGAGACGAAGCATTAGACAACGACGTTCTAAAGGACCAGCACCCAGGAGTGCCAATCAATCAAGATAGGCAGTCTCGTGTAACCTTTGGTGGCTCAAAGAAATAATCTTTGATCTGCTGATTTAACAACTAACCTTTTAAGGAGGATAAAACTATGGCAAATTTAGATGCCCCTATGGGTTTTAATCCTGTTGGAAAAATCGGTAGTGGACCATCTCAAAAAGCCGGCGAATATAAAGTCACAAACGACGCTATATTCCAAGGTGATGCAGTACAAATCGCTGGTAACAGTGGTGTACTAACTCAAGCAGGCGTTGGCACAACCAACGTTGGCGTTTTTTGGGGATGTAACTTCGACGATTCTACGGGTAAACCCGTTTTCACTAACCAATCTGCTGCTGGCCAAGCTAGTACAGCTTTCGTTTATGATGACCCTTATCAAGTTTTCGAACTACAGGGAATAACTGGAACGAACTCTGCACAAACAGATATCGGAAGAAAAGCTGATATCGCGGTAGGCACAGGTAATACAACAACTGGGATTTCAGGAATGGAACTCAATACAGCGACTTTCGCTACAGGAGCAGACATAAATTGTACTGTTATAGGTTTTTCAGGAAACCCTAACAGAAACGCTCTTGGCGAAGCACATACGTTGTACGAAGTTCTAATTAATGAACATCTTTACAAATAATAGCAGGAGGTAATTAAACATGGCTATATCAAGACAACAACTAGCAAAAGAGCTAGAGCCAGGTCTGAATGCATTATTTGGACTTGAGTACAAAAACTACGAAAATCAACACACGGAGATTTTCGACACTGAAAACAGTGACAGAGCTTTTGAAGAAGAAGTAATGTTATCTGGTTTCGAGAACGCCGCTGTTAAATCAGAAGGTGCTGCAGTTGTGTATGACAACGCTCAAGAGACTTTCACTGCAAGGTATCAACATGAAACTATTGCGTTAGCATTCGCTCTAACGGAAGAGAACATTGAAGATAACCTGTATGACAAAATCTCTACGCGATACACAAAAGCACTGGCTCGTTCTATGGCAAACACTAAGCAAGTTAAAGCTGCAAACGTATTAAACAATGCGTTTAACAATGCTTTTGCTGGTGGTGATGGAGTTGCACTATGTTCAGATGCACATCCAATCATAGCTGGTACGTTTAAAAACGAACCAACTACTGCTGCAGACTTGTCAGAAACATCTTTAGAGCAAGCAATGATTGACATTGCTGCAATGACAGATGAGCGTGGCTTAAAAATTGCTGCTAGAGGAATGAAAATGATCATTCACCCTAACCAGCAGTTCGTAGCAGAAAGACTTATGAAGTCTGGTCAAAGACCTGGTACTGCGGACAACGATGTTAACGCAATGAAATCTATGGGAATGGTTCCTCAAGGTTTCGTAGTGAACAACTTCTTGTCTGATACAGAATCATTCTTTATTAAGACTGACGTTCCTAACGGACTAAAACACATGGTTCGTGCGCCAATTAAAACGGCTATGGAAGGTGACTTCGAAACTGGAAACGTAAGATACAAAGCTAGAGAAAGATACAGCTTCGGTTGGTCTGATCCTAGAGGAATCTACGGAAACCCAGGTGCTTAATCACTAAGATTAAGACTCGTATTAAGGGGCCTTCGGGCCCCTTTTTATTTGCACATTCTTATTTAAAAGCGTATAATCCAACAACTGCGATTTAAATTAGTTAGTACAGACGCTAGCAGTCGAAAACTCTCAATACTGTATTAACGGAAATAGGAGAAACATATCATGGCAACAACAACTTTTACAGGGATCGTAAGATCTAACGGTAACGGCAAAAAAACAACTTATGCTGGTTCTATGCAAATGGTAGCTCAGTTCTATGTACCTGCAACTAATGCAGCGGCTGGAACAGACGCTCAAGTATCTGCAACAGACACTAGATTAGTTAAACTACCAAAAGGTGCAATCATTGATTCACTTAGCTTTGCGGGAGCAGCGGCTGGTGGTGGTAAACTAGATGTTGGTTATGCAGACCTAGTGTCAGGCGTAGCTTTTGTTGATACTGATGGTTTTGCTGACAACTTAGCAGCAGATGCTACACAAGGTAATATTCAACCGGGTGCAGCTACTGACGGTAATGCTCTTGGGATCACAGAAATGACTCAAGATGTTAAAGTCGTTGCTGGTGTTGCAGCAGCTGGTACAGCTGGTACTTTAAGCGGAACTATTTTTTACCATATGGTAGATGATGGTGAGCAATCAAACTCAGGTACTGACGGCTTAACAGCGTAACTTTAAAATAAATTAGGGGCCTTCGGGCCCCTAAGTATAGGAGAAAATATTATGGGCGGAGGATCATTTACATCTGATCAAGTCGTAAAACACGCAGCAGCGACTGGTACTTTGAATACCGGACGTTCTAGAGTCACATCTATTACTTGTGCAGGTATTGCACAAAGCACACTCACACTTAGAGACGGTGGTGGATCAGGAACAGTAAAAGCTGTATATAAATTTGGAACAGAAGGCTTAAGTGTTTTTGTACCAGGTAGCGGAATTTTATTTAAGACAGATGTTCACGCAACAATTACAGCTAATGCTAATGCAGGGGTTACTGTTACATTAACAACGTAAGGGAGATATAAATGGCGACATCAGGAACTAACGTTTTTGAGAAAACGCTTTATATCGACGAAGTTATCGAAGAAGCTTACGAGCGAATCGGTATGGTCAATGTAAGCGGTTATCAAGCGAAATCAGCAAGACGTTCATTGGACATTATGTTCCAAGAATGGGCTAATAGAGGTTTGCACTATTGGGAGATAGCAAACACTTTAATTAATTTGGTTCAAGGTCAATCAGCTTATGTTTTCTACAGAGCATCAAGTGATGGAACATCTTCTCCAGTATTAAATCCTGATAATTCTACTACATTATATGGTGTAGATGACATCTTAGAATCTGCATATAGACGAAACAATGGCACAACAAGTCAATCTGATTCTGCTTTAACTAAGATATCTCGATCAACTTACAACGGATTATCTGCTAAATTAAATCAATCAACACCTTCACAATATTACGTACAACGGTTTACTGACAATGTAACATTTAATGTTTACCCAACACCGGACGCAACTGCAGCAGGTAATTTTATTTTTATGTATTACGTAAAACGTATTCAAGACGCTGGCGAATATACCAACGTAACTGATGTACCTTATCGTTTTGTACCTTGTATGATTGCAGGACTTGCATACTACTTGTCACAAAAATACAAAGTAGAGTATATCCAAAACTTAAAACTTATTTACGAAGATGAATTAAATAGAGCTTTGACAGAAGATGGTTCGTCTTCATCAACTTATTTAACACCACAGGCGTATTACCCAAATGTCTAATTTTGCACGCGGAAAAAAATCAAAAGCTATATCAGATCGCAGTGGTCTGGCTTTCCCGTACAGAGAGATGATGTATGAATGGAATGGTTCATTTGTACATAAAAGTGAATGGGAACCAAAACATCCACAACTAATAGTTAGAAGATTAGTTGGTGACTTAGAGGGTTTAAGAGATGCTCGACCGGCGCGTACAGAACCGGTAGTAGCAAATATGTTACCTGGTGATCCTTTTAAAACTTCTAATTCTGGTTCTGCTGTAATTACAGTTACAGAACCAAACCACGGTAGAACTACTGGAGACACAGTGAGATTTAGAAACGTACCTGTAAGTTTTGATGGTATTAACTATGTTGATATTATTAATGCTAATGGTTATACAATTACAGTGGTAGATACTAATAGCTATTTATTCACGGTTGCTAATTCTACAGCCACTACAGGAAATATTAATGGAGGGGGTGGACTTGTATCAGCAGGTCCTGTAACATTGTCACCATGACCTACGCAGAAATGATTCAAAATATATTGTCTTGGACAGAAACAGATAGTGCTATCTGGACTAATACAACTACTAATGACTTATTAGATGAATTAATAAGAATGGTTGAGTTTAGAATATTTAGAGATATTGAGATTCCAGCAGACCTTGCTTATGAAACAGCAACGGTAGCAGCACCATCAGCAGCACCGGCAAATCAAGCTAACCCGTTAGTGGCTATGCCAGGAGCAAATTTGACAGATTTTTCTAGTATTAGATATGCTCAAATATACACAGAAACTAATAATATTCCTAACGAACGACATTTTATGACAAGAAAAGATTTATCTTTTCTTATAGAGTATTGGCCTAATCGTACGACTCCTGCGGCTACAGGTGTTATACCAAAATACTTTGCGGTTTGGGACCAACAAACAATATATATTGCGCCTTCACAAAATCAGGCGTATAAGGTAGAATTGGCTTTGGTTAAAAAGCCAACAAGTTTGGTAGACATGAAATCAACGTCTCCGAACACAACGTGGTTAAGTGTAAATGCTCCACGCGCTTTTTTATTTGCATGTCTTTCCGATGCATTTAAATTCTTAAAAGGCCCTGCAGAAATGTTGCAACTCTACGAACAGTCATATCAATTGGCTTTACAAGGATTAGCAACTGAGCAACTAGGTAAGAAAAAACGTGATGAATACAGGGATGGCGAACTAAGGGTACCCGTTCCTTCTAATAACCCTTAAGGAGAAAAATTATGGCAATATCACAAGCAGTATGCAATGTATTTAAACAAGAACTGTTAAAAGGCAATCATGACTTTGACGGTGGCGCTACATACAAAATATCGTTATATACTTCTTCTGCAACTTTAGGCGCGACGACAGCAAACTATGCAGCGACAGCATCAGACAACCAAGTAGCTAATGGAAATGGCTACACAACAGCGGGAAATGCTTTACAAAACCCTGCCGTTGTTGGTGGTTCTTCTGCTTCAACTGCGTACGCTGACTTTGATAATATATCTTGGCCAAATGCAAGCTTCTCGGCTGCAGGTGGTTTGATGTATCGTTCAGACGGTCCTGCTCCTACAAATGATGCAGTAGCAGTATTGAGTTTTGGTGGAACGTTCACAGCGACTAATGGTACTTTTACAATTCAATTCCCAACTGCGGGCGGTGGTTCTGAGATTCTAAGACTGTCGTAAGGAGCAAATCTAAATGGCATTTGTTCTTAATGATCGGGTTAAAGAAACCAGCACGACTACAGGCACAGGAGCAATTGCTCTCGGGGGAGCTGTAGCTGGCTTTGAAACGTTTGGTTCAGGTATAGGTAATAATAATGTTACTTACTATGCTATTTTTCACACAACCTTAGGCGAGTTTGAAGTTGGCGTTGGTACACTTGATGGATCAAGTGCTAACCTAACACGAACATCGGTACTATCATCATCTAACAGTGACAGTGCTGTTAATTTCTCCGCTGGAACCAAACAAATATTTTGTACGCAGCCCGCTGCAAGGGCCGTGTTTATCGACAATTCCGACACCGTATCTTTATCATCAGGCGTTAGTGCTACCGGCAACAATCTTGCCGTAGCGGGGACCGTGGATGGTCGTGACGTAAGCACTGATGGTACTAAGTTAGATGGCATAGAAGCTAGTGCTGATGTTACCGATACAACTAATGTAACTTCCGCTGGCGCGTTAATGCGAACTGGTGGCACGATGACAGGTCAAATAAGTTTTGGTGATAATATCAAAGCTAATTTTGGAGCAGGTGATGACTTACAGATTTATCACGATGCACCTGATGGAAATTCTTATATTAAAGATGCTGGTACTGGTGCTTTAACTATTGCGGCTAGTACATTTAATGTAACTAATGCGGCTGTATCAGAGGCAATGTTTAGTGCAGCTTCAGATGGTGCATCTAATATGTTTTATAATGGCGTTAAAAAGTTCGAAACCTCTGCGACCGGGGCGACCCTGACCGGAGTCTTAGTTGGTGACACTGTTTCCGGTAATCCAGTTACTACTTCTATTGCTAGTGATGATCTATTAGCAGTTTACGACACATCAGGATCAGCTATTAAAAAAGCAACTATTGCTAATGTCGCGGCACAAGGACCAGCAGGTCCAACCGGTGGTACTGGTCCAACAGGTCCAACCGGACCAACTGGAGGTCCTGGACCAACAGGTCCAGACGGTCCAGACGGACCCACAGGTCCAGCAGGCGGTACTGGTCCAACAGGTCCAGACGGTCCAAACGGACCTACAGGTCCAACCGGCGGCACTGGTCCAACCGGACCAACTGGAACAGCGGCAGGTTTTGGAACTCCAACAGCACAAACTGGTCCTATTGGTGTTACTTCAAGTGGCCCAGCAACAGCTAAAGTTTTTGCGTTTACTATACCTGCGGGAGCAGCAGGATCAACGGGTCCTACCGGTCCAACGGGGCCAAACGGTCCTACAGGTCCAACAGGAGGCACTGGACCAACAGGTCCAGACGGTCCAGACGGTCCAGACGGTCCTACAGGTCCAACGGGTCCTACCGGCCCAGGAGGACCAACAGGTCCTACCGGTCCAGCAGCAGGTTTTGGAACTCCTACTGCAAGTACTGGCCCTATTGGTGTTAGTGCTAGTGGTCCTAACACAGCTAAAGTTTTCGCGTTTACTATTCCAGCCGGTGCAACCGGTCCTACAGGCCCGACAGGTCCAGCGGGTGGTACAGGTCCAAGTGGACCAGCAGGTGGTACCGGTCCAGAAGGTCCAGACGGACCGACAGGTCCAGCGGGTGGTACAGGTCCTACAGGTGGTCCAGGTCCTACAGGCCCGACAGGTCCAAACGGCCCAACAGGTCCAAGTGGTGGTACCGGTCCTACCGGTCCAACAGGACCAACCGGCCCAACAGGTGGTTTTTCTACAAACTCAAATGCACAAGTAAATAGTTTAGGTGTTGGTACAGCAGCATCAGGGACTGGTGGAGAAATTCGTGCGACCAACAATATTTCTGCATATTATTCTGACTCGCGTCTAAAAGATTTTGAAGGACCGATTGAGTCTGCACTAGATAAGGTAAAAGCTTTGACAGGTTATTATTTTAAAGAAAATGAAATAGCAAAGTCACTTGGTTATGACAACGATAAACGTCAAGTAGGTGTTAGTGCACAAGAAGTAGAAGCAGTTTTACCAGAAGTAGTTACTGAAGCTCCTATAGATGAAAAATATTTAACGGTTTGGTATGATAAACTCGTTCCTTTATTAATTGAAGCAATCAAAGAATTAGACGACAAGAAAAAGGATAAATAATGGATAATTCATTAGCCAGTTTTGCGGGACAGGCCTTTGCTAGTTCACCAATTAAACCTGATGCAGAAGTATCAATATCTGGTCTTAGTCTTAATATTAATGGTCCAGATTATTCTGTAGAAAATTTACACAACGTACCAACACAATCAATTACATTAGCACTAGGACAAGTTTCTTTAGAAATGATAGCGCTGCCTTCTGGTTTAACAGTACCCGCAATACTTGGTGATGAAACTGTTAATGCTGATTCTAATTTAGTACAAACAGGTGTCTCGGTTACAACAACATTACAACAACATGAATTAGGAGTTTTAACAGCGTTACCGTCTGGAGTTACAGTCAATACAGTTTTAGGCAACACATCATTAGTTATTAATAAAACTCACGAAGTAACTGGAGTTAGTGCAGCAGTAGCACTAGGTAATGAAACTATTTCTGCAGGTACTACTGTTACACAAAGCACACTTTCACCGACAACATCAGCGGTAGGTCAAGTTGTTGCCGTTGGTAATGCAGATATAAATTCTACTGGAGTTAGTGCACAAACAGCTTTAGGCGACGAAATAGTAGTAATAAATAAAACACATGAAGTTACTGGAGTTAGTGTGTCGACAGCGTTAGGACAAGTAGTAGCTGAAACAGCAACAACACTAGGCTCTTTTCCTTTAACTATGACATTAGGACAAGAAACATTATTTTTAAACGCAAACGTAGCTTTAACAGGTTTAAGCACAACAATGTCGTTAGGTACAATTACAGCTGAAAGTAGAGCTTTTGCAACGCAATTATCTGCAACTGCAGCTGTTGGTCAAGTAGCATTAGAGACAACTGTTGTGTTATCTAGTCTACCTTTAACTGCTGAATTAGGTGCAACTGCAGTCTTTACATGGACCGATGTTGATGATACAACTAACTCAGGAGACACATGGACTGACGTACCAAGTGCGCCAGCAAACTCGTGGACTCCTGTAGATGATACAACAGGTTCAGGCGGCTCATGGACGCCGGTATAGGATAAAATATGGCATCAAGTTATTCAAATAGATTAGGCATAGAGCTTATTAATCCAGGAGAACAATCAAACTCGTGGGGTTCTACAACTAACAACACTTTAACAAACACTATAGAAGACGCAATCGCTGGAGTTTATACATTAAATTTATCAGGAGCAGCAGCAACTGTAGTCTTAACTTCTGCTGATGGTGGTGTACCTGCAGCAAATAACCAACAAAGACAATTCGCACTTAATGTAATTAGCGCTGGTCAAAACACCATTGTACAATGTGTAGCTACTCAAAAAATGTTTTTTGTTATTAACAATTCAAACCAATATACAATTACAATGAGACTTGGAGCTGCTGGTGCAACACATGTCGTGCAACCGTTAAGAAAAGTTTTACTCGCAGCGGCTAACACTGGTGTAGTTACAGACGGTTCTGCTAACACGTGGCATGATCTAGATCAATCACAAAACGTTTGGCGTACAGTAGCAACAGCAACAGCAACAGCTTATGTTGGAGATAAAATTATGGTTAATACATCTGGTCAAGCGTGTACTATAACTTTACCAACTACTAATTTAGTTGTAGGTGACGAGATATCGTTTTTAGATAGAAACGGAACGTTTGCAAGTAACCCTTTAACTTTAAACGCTGGTGGTTCAAATAAAATATTTGGTGCAACAGCAAATGGAACAGTAAATACAAACAACGCGGCGTTCACGATTGTTTATACAGGAGCGGCAGATCCGGGTTGGAAATTAACGGGGAAATAAATAATGGCAACTTACGAAAGTGTACGCTATCAATTTACAGGTGCCAACATTGATTCCGCATCAATACCATCACCAACTATTGCTAATGGTTCTGTAACTAATACTGAGTTTCAAACTGTAGATGCAACATCATCAATTCAAACACAGCTTAATTCTAAATTTGGTGCAGCCGGGGGCACGTTTACTAGTGATGTAACTTTAGCGGACAACGTTGATCTTAACGTTGGTAATGGTAATGATTTAATTCTTACTAGTAATGGTACTGTTGGTTTTGTTAAAGGAAACTCTATTACTATAGAAGACGCTAGTGGTAATGACATGGCTACTTACACCGCAAACGGCGCGGCTGAGTTATTCTTTGGCGGAGCAAAAAAAATAGAAACCAGTAATACGGGAGCCACGGTAACAGGGGCTTTAGTAGCAACAAGTTTTAGTGGAAACGGTGCCAGCTTATCTGCTTTAACTGCAGCTAACATAGCTTCTCCTGGCACTTTGCCAGCATTGGTTGGAACAGCGTTAACGTCATTAAATGCCGCTAATTTAATAGGTACCTATGCAGCATTGAACGGTGGTTCAATAACTAGTATCAACGCTTCTAATGTAGCTTCGGGAACGCTGGCTAATGCAAGGCTACCTTCTAGTATTTCTGTTAGTAATGTGGCTGGAACTTTATCTGGAAACGGTGCTAGTGTAACAAGTATAAACGGATCAAATATTTCATCTGGTACTGTAGCTGATGCAAGAATATCAAGTTTAACTGCGAGTAAACTAACAGGAGCTTTACCTGCAATTGATGGTTCTGCTTTAACAGGTATTGATACAGTTCCTAGTAGTTCTACAGCTGTAGGGGCTATAAAATATTTTGCTCTTTATTACGATGGTTCTGGTACTGATAGTAATACTAGTATAGGTGTCGGGACTGAAGTTGTTCCATCCACATATAATTCTAGTAATAAATATTTATCCAGTTCTGTAGAATATAACAACAGCGCTAGTTCCTCTGGACCACAAGACACAAGTAGTCTTGGTTATCTTGTTCCAGGGTTTGCTGGAACCTCTGGCGGTATACAAAATAAAACTAGAGCAACTGAAACAGGGACTTGGAGATGTATTTCATCCCCTATTTATAATAAGTTTACCACTTCAGGAAACAGCGGTGGAACTTATACTATTTCTGGCGGCGGATTATTTCAAAGGATATCATAATGGCAACATACGAAGCAGTTAAATATAGTTTTGTTGGTAGTGCAATCACTGCAATACAATCACCAAACATTGCTGATGGCTCTGTAACTAACACTGAGTTTCAACACTTAGATGGCACTACGTCAGATATCCAAACACAATTAGATGCTAAGTTTGGTGCAACCGGTGGTACTTTTACTGGCAACGTAACATTAAATGACAACGTACATTTGTATATTGGTACAGGTGGTGCAACAGATTTAGATCTTTATCACGACAGTTCTAATTCTTACATAAAAAATTCTACAGGTAATTTAAATTTAAATTCTGACAGCATTGTCGCTAGAGATGACGGCAATACATTAAACATGTTCAATGCTTCATCAACAGGTGCTTTTAATGCATATCATAATAATAGTTTACGTTTTTCTACCACTAGTGGAGGAGCAAGCGTTGCGGGTATACTTACTGCAACTACTTTCAGTGGTTCAGGTGCAAGTCTTACAAACTTAAACGCAAGTGCTTTAGCTTCAGGTACAGTGCCTGATGCAAGATTTCCAGCAACACTTCCTGCATTAAACGGTAGCGCCTTAACTAATTTAAATGCTACTAATGTGAGCGGAAGCGGTGCCAACCTAACAACCTTAACCGCTGCTTATCCTGTCGGTTCTATTTATATGAACGCAACAAGCTCAGCTAACCCTAGTTCACTTTTAGGATTTGGAACTTGGGCTGCTTTTGGTGCAGGTCGTGTACCTGTAGGTATTGATAGTGGTGATTCAGACTTTGATACTGCTGAAGAAACTGGTGGTGCTAAAACACATACTCTTGCAGAAGCAAACTTACCTGCTCATAATCATACTTTTTCAGGGTGGTCAATGGGTCAAGGAATACGACACGAAGACGGAACAGACCACATACCACAAAGAGGTGACCAAGGTTCAGCAAGTGGAACATTTACAAGTAGCAATGTTGGTAGTGGAGATGCAGTAAACCACATGAACCCATATATTGTAGTATATATGTGGAAAAGGACTGCTTAAGTGGCTTTATCAAAAATACAATTTAGACCAGGAATAGACAAGCAAGTTACTCAATACGGCGCTGAAGGTCGTTGGGTTGATTCTACTAATATGCGTTTTCGTTCAGGTCTACCAGAAAAAATTGGTGGTTGGACATCTGTTCTTTCTACAACTTTAATTGGAGTACCAAGAGCTATGAAAGGTTGGGTGTCTCTTGGCGGCATTCGTTTTGTAGCAATAGGTACCGATAGAAAACTGTATGTTTATTCAGAAGGCTTGGCTTACGATATTACACCAGTTAGAAGAACACAGGTTCGTTCTAATGCTTTTACTACAGCAAACAATTCAGCAACGGTAACAGTAACGGATGCTTCACATGGTGCTATTGTTGGAGACTTTGTAAAAATATCAAGCCTAAATAACGCTGTTAACACTCTTGTTTTAAATGACAAAGAGTTTGAAATATTAACTGTGCCGGATGCAAACACTTATACTATACAAGTTACTAATCCAGCGGCAACTGCAAACGCAACTGGAACACCTAGTGTTGGTAATGCTACTTTTACTTATGACATAACAAACGGTACTGCAACATCTTCGTATGGTTTAGGTTGGGGTACAGGAACTTGGAACCAAGGAACGTGGGGAACACCGCGTTCATCATCAACATTAGTATTAGATGCAACGTATTGGTCTTTTGATACGTTTGGTGAAGATTTGTTAGCAATTAGAAACGACGGTGCTTTATACAAATGGGATTTATCTGCAGGGGTTGGTACGCCCGCAGCTTTGGTATCAACATCGCCAACAGCGTCAAGGTTTTTATTAGTATCCTCTCCTGACAGACATATATTTTTATTTGGAACAGAAACAACGGTAGGTCAAACGAATACACAAGACGATTTATTTCTTAGATTTTCTTCACAAGAGAACCCAAGTTTGTGGGCACCAGCTAGTACTAACACTGCTGGTTCGTTTAGAATACAAGATGGTTCTAAGATTGTATCTGCTGCCAGATCAAGGGGATCTATTCTTGTATGGACAGATACGGCACTACACGCACTAAACAACATTGGTCCGCCTTTTATATTTGGTTTAAATCAGATCGGTGCAAACTGTGGCGCAGTGTCACCAGGTTCTGTGGTTGATGTTAACGGTCAAACATTTTGGATGTCGCAAACAGCGTTCTACATGTTTGATGGTGCAATTAAAAAACTAGATTGTACGGTGCAGGATTTTGTCTTTGATGACATTGATACAACCACCCAACAACAAGTTACAGCTGCAGTAAATACAGACTTTAACGAAGTAACATGGTTTTATCCAACTAATGGATCTGCTGTTTTAAACGCTTCGGTAACATATAATTATTTAGAAAATGTGTGGTATACTAATGACGGCTTTACAAGAACTTCTTGGATGGACCGAGGTATTTATGCTAACCCGTACGCAACAGAATACGTGCCAACTTTAAAACCAACACAAGGTACTGTACAAGGTGTAACGAATGGCGCTGCTTATTTATGGGCTCATGAAGATGGATTTAATGCTGCTGGTAATGCTATGCCTTCTTCTATTACCTCAGGTGATTTTGATATTGCAGATGGTGAAGACTTGTTTCATTGTTCAAGAGTTATACCTGATTTTAAAAATCAAACAGGTACTGCTGATATAACTATAACTTTTTCAAACTATCCAGCAACTACTGCAGTTAGAACATTTACATCTACAGTAGGTGCAACCACTAATCAATTTTCAGTTCGTGGTCGAGGTAGACAAGCTAATTTAAAAATAGACACTAATGCAACAAATGCTAATGTACGTTTTGGAACACTAAGATTAGACATTAGGCCAGACGGGAGAAGATAATGGCAAGAATAAACGTAACAAGATTACCTTTACCAACTGATAAATACGATCGTTCTCAACAGGATATTTTAATTAGAGAACTAGAAAATATAATTAATCAATTAAACTTTACATTCCAACAAGATCTAAAAGAGGAGCTTACTGCTCGTACTTGGTTTATGTCTGGAGCATCAGGGAGCATTTAATGTCAGATACATTTAAAAACACTACAACAATCGTTACTACACAAAACCAAGATTTTGTTATTTATACTTGTCCAACAGCTGATGACTCAACAATACCACCACAGAAACCAGTACAGACATTAGTTAAGTCTATTTTATGTACGCCTATTACTACGTCTGTTGTTAGTGTAACTTTGTTTGATGCTTCGGCAAATCAAACAGTTAATATAATTAAAGATATTACAATGACTGCGGGTAACGCTGGTTTATCCGGTTATCACGATGAAGAGATTTTAAGACAACCTCTGGTTCTAGAAGACAGCGATATCTTAAAAGTACAAAGCAACCAGAATAATGCCTTACACGTAACCGTTTCTGTATTGGAAATTAAACAGTGAAAAAAGTTCAAGACGCTAAAACGCTGGGTGTGCAGTCGGTTGATGGTAAAGAAATACCATTAATACAGCCAGAAGTTTACCAGAGAATCTATTGCAAAAACTGTGGAAATGAGGTAGATTCAGAAGAACAGGCAATCGGCACCTGCTCCGAGTGTGGCCAACCATGGTCCGTTCACAAAGCCATAGACACACATATTAAAATAATTGAGATGCCTCCCATGGGATCAATCTCCGGAGAATAATTAATGGGTATTGTAAACGCACACGAACAACTTAGACAAGGGATTAGACAAGGTAAGTTTCTTGGCGGAATCATGGATAAGATTGTTCCAAACGAAATAACAAGCTTTATGAACAGCGCAGCTGATAAGCTGATGCCAAAAGAACTTGCACCTTTTGCAAGTTTCTTGGCCCCTATTTTAACTCCTATTATTGGACCTTATGCAGCACATGCTTTTGCACAACTTGGTTCTGCAAAAATGAATAATGGACAACTAGATCCGCTTGCAGCTTTAGCGGTACACGGTGCAGGAAGCACTGCAACGGCTAGAGAAATTAGAGCAAATTATGATCCAAGTTTAGGTGCTTTTGCAGAAGGCCAAGGCGGTACTTTAGGGCAACGATTATCTGGAGCAACTGGCGATTTCTTTAGTGGCGAAAAGATGTTTGGTCAGGATAATATTTTTACAGGAACAAATAGTTTAGGTGGAACTGCTAAAAGTAAGGGTAATCTTTTTTCTCGTGCATTTCAACCAACACAATCTATGTCTAAAGGAACCAGTGCATTTGGTAACAACATATTTGCTGGAAACACTTTACCAGATAATGTTATTGCTGATATCCAAAAAAATGGTTTACCTGCGGGTCTGGACGTAGGTGCTGCTTATATGGAAAGTCCAGCGGCAGCCTTAGAACAACTTGCAGACGCACGAATGGCTTCTGGTATAGGTGGACCAAACATGCTTAGAGAAGATGCAATTAGATCTATATTAGATGTTGACAACCCTAATTTTGATCCAACGCTAAAAGATTATGCTATGGAAAAACAATTAAGAGAAGGGGTTGATGCTATAGCAGCAAAACCTAGTTTAGACCTTACAGCAGACGGCGAAAAATATTTTAAAAATCAAGGTATCGCTACAGACAGTTACGCTAATAGAGAAAGCGTTTTAAGAAATATGAAGCCAGAAGACGTAGATAAATATTTTAAAACAAGTCCTGCTTTTGACGCTCTTGAAGGCAATAGAACAGCACTACAAACACTTACAGAAGGTGCTACAGATTATCTTGCTCCAGGTTTAGATGATTTACAACAAACACTAGGTATGGGCGATGCTAAGTTTTTAGCTAATTTTAAAAATTTAGACCTTTTAGATCAAATACAAACAATTACTGTATTAGCTGTACCAGGTACTATGCAAGCTGCTGAAAAAGCAATAAGGGAAACTGAATTTAAAAACAAACAAGAACGCGACGCAGTATATAGAGAGTTCTTTGATAGTTATGAAAGATATGGTGGCCGTAGATATAATGATCCTAGATATTTAAGATACAAAGATCCAGAAATGGTAAAAATATATGAAGAAATATATGGCAAAAAAGACGGTGGTCGCATACATAAAAACATGGGTGGTATTATGGAAGTAGCTCCAGGTGTGCCTCAAGGCATGGAACTAGATTATAGAAATTCAGGAGGCTTTATACCTATGGGCGGTCCAGAAAGAGCTGATGACGTTCCTGCAATGTTATCTAAAAACGAATTTGTATTGACAGCTGACGCTATGCGTGGCTTAGATAAAATGAATGGCGGTTCAGGTGATCCTAGAAACGCTGCAAAACAAATGTACCAAATGATGGAACAAATGGAGGCAATGGCTTAAATGACTACACAAGTAACTAGAACACTACCTCCGGGTTATGTCGAAAGTTTTGGTGAAGACTTTACGGCTGCCATAACCGGCGCAACGGATAAGGACGGTAATCTCTTATTTGATTTAGAAAATGCTGGTTTCTATGCCGATCCTGCTGATTACATGGGAACTGCTGGTAATAATTATTACACAGCAGGCATGGATCAATTACAGAAGGACGCTCAAGGCATTGCAACTGATAAAAAAACAGGTCTAGGTTCTTATGCAGATTATTTAGAAAACGCTGAGGACTTTGCAACTGACGGCGAAAAATTCTTTAAAGCAAATAAAAATAATTACAAACCATTTATGACGTCTGCAGCTAGTGGCTATGACAAAGCAATGACACAAGCTGACTTACAAGCTGCGGCAGCGGCTGCAGGTCAGAACGCTGGCGCAAGTCAATATGGTTTAGCGGACGCTGCTTTAGCAAATGCTAATACACAATTCGGCGACGCTCGTACACAATACAACAAGGCAACCGGTCAATATGATCTAGCTGCGGCTGCAGCAGCTGCAGGTCAGAACGCTGGTCAACCTTTCTTTAACCAAGCCAATCAATACAGTGGTGCAAATGCATATCAACAATTTATGTCACCGTATCAACAACAAGTTATTGATGCGACTATGGCTGCTTACAATCAACAACAAGCAGAGCAAAGCGCTCAGTTAGGTGCTTCTGCAGGTAACGCGTTTGGTGGATCGCGGTTCGGGGTTGCAGAAGGCCAAAGAGCGGCAGACGCTGCTATTGGTGGTGCACAACTACAAGGTAACTTATTGGCTCAAGGCTTTACACAAGCTAACCAATTAGCTAACCAAGCATACCAACAACAAATGGGATTAGGTCAAGCTAACATGAGTCAAGCTGCTGCTAACCAAGCTGCATACAATCAAGCAGCGCAAGGTTTTGGTGCGGCTGGACAAAATCTTGGACAACTTGGAAGTCAATACCAACAACAAGCACAAAATCAAATTAACGCTGGTAACGCACAACAAGCAATGGCAGCACAAAACGCAGCGTTGTATGGCAATGCAGCGCAACAATATGGTTTACAAGGTGCTAATCAATTAGGTATGGCTAATGCAGCGCAACAACAAGTACAAAACCAAATGGGTATTTTTGCAGGACTTGGCCAACAACAAATGGATCTTGGTAATTATAAATTGCAAGGCATTGGTAATCAAATTAATACACTCACACAAATGGGTCAACAAAATCAAGCTAATGCACAAGCTAAACTTGATGCTGAAAAAGCTGCTAAACAAGCTGGTGAGTTTGCTAACCAACAAAACTTAGGCTTTATGAGTCAGATGTTAGGCGCTGCATATGGAGCTCCATCGTCAACTACTTATTCTACAACACCGAATCCATCTACAATGCAAACGCTTCTTGGAGCGGGGCTCGGGATTGGTGGTATTATCGGTGCATTAAGAGGAAACAAAACTGAGAGTTAAATGAATAAAATATTAAAAAGACCAATGTTTAATATGGGTGGCCGTGCCGGTGCTTTAGATAGCGGTATCATATCTGGTTTTGCTAAACCTAGTTATAAAATAGGTGGCGCTGTACAGAGACAGGGTTTTAGTCGAGGTAGTTATGTTGATATGTTAGATCAATACATGCAAGAGCCTGTAAAACCACAAGGTATGACAACTTCGGATTACTTACGTCTTGCTGCTGCAGGTGCACAAATAATGGGAGCTCCAGTTGTTAGTGACAGAGGCGGAGTTATGGGTGCGTTAGCAAACGCTGCTACACCACTGGCTAATTTAGGTACTGATCTTGCAGCGTCTAGAGATGTTCGTGATGCAGCCTATAGAAAAGAATTAGCTGACTACAATAGATTAAGAGCAGGTACAGCTATTGAGCAACGTGTAACAGAAGATGCAAATAAATTCCAAAGAGATTTACAACAAGATGAATTTGATTTCAAAGAAGGTGAAAGTGCTAAAGACAGAACTTTCCAATTAGACAAAATAGAAGAAGAAACAAAAGCTGCTGTTAGCATTTTACAAAAAGAATTAGAGCTGTTCCCTGACAAATACAAAAAAGAAGTAGTTATTAAAGAAGAAAGAGCTAAAGAATTAATTGAAGAAATGAAAGACCCTAATCTTTCAAAAGAAGACTACTTACAGAAAAGAGATATATTAAAAAATATAGTATATGGTGAGTGGACTAGATTAATTACATCAGAAAAAGCTAATTTAAAGGGAGACGCTGATTTCACAGATCCTTTAAAAACGTCTATTAAGAATGCAATTAGAGCTTCTAAACTTGAACCAGGTGAAGAAGGTTATCCAAACAGGTACATTGGTATGTCAGCGGTAGACATTAGAAAACTATTAACTACTGAAACATTTGAATCAGCTGGGTTAATTGATCTGTATGTACCGCCTTATGCAGGTAGAGAAGAATCTGCTGTTGGTGGTAGAGTTGGTCGTAGCATGGGTGGAGACATGCCGGATGCTTTACCAACACCAGGATTTGAACCAGGCAGTGGACCTGATCCTGATCCAGGATCACCACCAATCATGACTGCATCAGCAGATCAACCAATGTCTTTAACTTTTGAAGAGTTAAGGAAACGTTTACCTAACGAAGTATCAGATAGTGTGATACAATTAATCTTAAGCAGTGAAGAAGCTATGATTGATTTTGCACAACTACAAACATCACAAGACATAACAAGATTTAATCAAAAGTATAATACAGATTTAGAACTACCAACGGTGGCTTAAATGGCGCTTAAATTTCCTATAGAAAGACCAGGTCCGTGGCAAAGTGATCCTGAGTATATTGCTGCTAAAAAAAACCGTATCAATAATTCTTCTGGATTAGAATACGGAACATATACTACAAACACCCAAAAATTAATGGACGAAGGATTAATTGATGACAGTGGTAATTTTTTTAACATTAGTTTTCCCGGACAAATTGCAAAATTTTTTGGTTCAGAAACTCCAATAACAGATTCTTTTACGGGTTTAGCTGCTCGGTTTGACGGACTAACTGATCAAGAAGTATTAAATCGTTTAATCTCTCCAGAAGGCGCTCTTAGTATTTTTAAGACTAGACCTGACTATGAAACATTAATTAGGTATGGAATGCTTCAAGGACCTGATGGTGTTATTAAACCTCCGACAGGAAAACACTACGCTGACGATTACTTTGGAAAAATACTTAAAGACATGCGAGCAAATCCTGGAAACTACAGTTTAACAAGTAATATGAAAGGTGCCATTGAACGACTAAGACGTAACGAAAAAGCAAAAGATATTGTTGGTACAGAAAAAGCAGAAGATTCAAAAACTAAATTAGGTGATTTAGGCAGCGCTGTTATTGGTGGAGATGTTACAGGTTCAAGCGGTGATTATTATCCTACTAATGAAATAGCAAAAAACAGTTATTTTGATGCAACTGACGGCGTTGGTAAAATTGTTGTAGAACTTAATGAAGAAAATGCAGATGTAATAAAACAATATAAACCAAAAGAATACGAAGCTTATCTAGAGGCTTTGGCTTTACCAGAAGGCCAAGAAAGAAATCGTGCGTTGCCACGAGCCCTTAAAAGACTCACAAACGGAACGGGAAAAGTAACTTTAATAGACGATATGTTTGAAGATCATTATGCTATGCTTAGAGACGCTGAAGCAGACAATAGTGGTGTTTATGCTGGGGGTCAGTTATTACAACTAGGTATAGAGTTTATTCCTGGAATAGGTTTGTTTGGCGCAAGTGGTATTAAAAAAGGTATTCAAGCAGGCGCTTATTTACTACGTAAGACCGGAGAAAAAATACCTTTGGCTTTTATACCAGGTACTTCAAGGTTGTCTGCAGCATCAAAAGCTAATTTATTAGAGAACGGAATTGATGTAAACAACCCTAAAATATTAAAAGAAATAGAACTTAGAAACGCTGAGGCAGTTGTACGTAAACTAAGATTCGATCCTGAGACAGGTAAAATGAATATAACTGATCCTAACGTAGCCAACATGTCTAAGTCAGGTAAGTTTGACGACGTACCAAACATAGATGCAGCTATTTCAAAAGTAACAAAAGAAACAGGTCTTGTTGACAAGGATGCAATTGAAGCAGCTGTTAAAGATTTAACGTTTCCTATTAAAGCAAAGAAAGCGGGTAAAGAATTAGAAGATATGTTTGGAAAAAAATCTGCAGACTATGCATTAGAAAAAGATATAAAATATGCTTTTAGGGACAAAGATGCAAGCAAGGTAAGAGATATGTCTTATCTACAATCTACACAAAAACTTGCAACCCCTTTAGTTGATGGAAGTAAAAGTTATTCACAGAACCTAACAGACATAGCTAAACAATTAGAAGGTAAAATGGTGCATGGTAGTAAAAAAGGTGAATCAACACAATTATTTGATTCGCAGTCAAACAAATTTAAACAAGCAGTGCAAAAAGAATATTTTAAACAAAATCAATTGTCAGTTAAAGAATATGAAGATTATTACAAAGCTTTGATAAATGATAAAGGTAGAGTTGATTTGCCTGAAAATTTTTATGCGGGTCTTAAACCTGAAGAATTTGCAACTTTTAAAGCTTACGATAATACTAGAAGACAAATACCAAATTTAAAACAAGCTAGAAAAAATTTAGAAGAACAAGGTTTTTCTAAAAGAGATTTTCAAAACGCTGCACAAAATCAAAAAATTTATAGTTATTCACCAGCAGACTATGCGGCTTATCGTGCAAAACAAGCAGGATATAGATCAGCAAATTACAGCGGATCAAAACAAGAAGCTCGTGTTCTTGGGTTAAAAGACTATGGAATAAAATTAAGTGAGAAAGAACAAAGTATTTTTGATCAAGTTAATTTTGTTTGGAAAACAGATACAAGCGTTGCAATAAAAAACAATAAAAATTTACAAAAGTCTATATTAGAGAATGAAAACATAATAGATAATTTGTCTTATAGAGTTTTAAACAGTGGAAAATTAGCAAAAAGCAATCCTAATGTTACTAAAACTAGATTAAAAAATACTGAGTTTAATGAAAAAAGTTACACACAAACTTTTTACGAAACAGATCACATAATGCCTGTAGAGTCAGCTAATACAGCAGGAGTTAACGCTCTACGTAATTTACAAACATTACCTAAAACACTAAACAATGATTTTAAAAAACCTTTTGATAAGTATGTTGCTAAGCTTTTAAAACAAGAAAGTATAGATCAAAAAGATATTAATAATGTTAGAGAAATAGTTGATCAAGCTAAAAAGCTGGGTGTAACTTTGTACATAGATGAACCAGCTAAATTTGGTTACAACAATAAATTTGTTGGCGCACCTTATAATCAACTTGCGACTGAAGTAGGTCAAATACCTTATGTAATGCAAACAGAAAATATAATTAAACAATACTCTCCTGGTGCTAATTTAAGAAATTTAGATATTAGAAAAGGTTTTGCTACCGGAACGCGGGACGGGGCTTTAGTAGGCGACAATATAACTGGTGATAGTATCTATGGTCAGTATCTAACTAATTTAAATCTTAGTATGGATAAAAAATTAAGAGAACGAGAAGACATGGATAGGATTCTTAACGCACCTAAGTCTATGCAAAACGCTGTTGCAATGACTTTATTTGATGATAGAGAAACAGAGTTCTTAGAAGAGATAAGACAAATGCCTAACAGCGTTAGAGCTGACTTTAAACAAAAAATTTTAGATGCTCAAGAAGTACAAAAAAGTTTAGCAGAAACATTGCGTGATCCCCGACCAGTTAAGTTTCCAATCAAGTCTATTCCAAAATTACTTACAGATAATGTTCTTCTTAAAAGTGCCATAAAAAATCAAATGTATCCAACGGTGGTTTTTAAAAGTTTTTTAAGTGATTTAATGGGCAAAGAAGGACCAGAAAACGCTCAAGTAATAGCACCTAACGTTTTTGACTATATCAATCTTGGACCAACACCATCAACCGCAGACGAAGCAAAATACATAGACGGTATAGATGAGTTTAATCGTGCGTTAGAGACAGGTGTCACTAACATTGGTTTTAGTGTTATGGATTTAATTTTGGGTGGTGTTGATTTAGGCACTGGAAACAATTTTGCTTTAACAGAAAAGTTACAAAAATTGTATGATGAAAAAGGTATTAACGAACCAGAAACGTTTATTGGTGATATGACATCGTTGTTAGTAGAGTTTGGTGTACCTGGTGGAGTAGTCAGTAAACTACTTACTCGTGCACAAAAAGCTATGCGTCTAAACGGTGTTAATACTATGACACGTTACTTAGACCCAGATCTTACTGGTAGTGCTAAACGTGCTATTCAATTTACTAATTTGGCTAGTCGTGTTGGTACCGGAGCCGTGGTGTTTGGAGCAACAGATTTTATAGCTGGTGGTCCTAATAATAGTTTAAAAAGAATGTTCCCTGATGACTCAACACTACTTCCTGGTAAACCAGAACGAACAGATGATTTAACCGGTGGTGATTTAGTTGCGGCTAACTTTAGAAATAGACTAAGGTTCGCGGCTGACGGAGCGCTAATCGGGGCTGCATTTCCATTAGTTGGTCCGCCTTTATATGGAGTAATCAAAGGCACAGCTAAACTTCCATTTAAAACTATACCTGGAATTGATCGTTCTGTTGTTGGTGGCACGTTACAATTAGCAGGCGTACCTTTACGTATTGCTGCTGATGTATTAGCTGGTAAAATTCCTTATACACAAACTATGATACCTGCTGTTGGTAAAGCAATTAGTAAAACAGGAGAAAAAACTGCTAGTGCTATACAAGCTACAGCTGCGTTTGTTGGTAAAAATGTTTTTGCTAGAGCAGCGTTAGCAAGTCAAGACGCTATGTTCTTTAGAGATTCTATTTATTCAGGCATTAACGCAGGAACTACGTTTGCTAGAGGATTGCCAAAAGTATTTGGTGGTGAGGGTGGTGGTTTACCAGCGTTTCAAGAATGGCGTAAGTTTTCTGTTAACAGCGCTGATCCATTACACGCTAACCTTGCACGTATTGATAACAAACTAGCTATGTTCAGAGACATAGGTAAATTAACTAAAGACGCGTTTGCATTAAGTACAAAATCACAAAACTTTATTAAATCAAAATCTAGAACAATTGATAAGTTGTATACAAATTTAGAACAAATAACATATCGCTTAGCAAAGAAATTTGAAGAACAACATAAAAAATGGGGTCAGTTTGATATTATACAAAAAAAATATTTAGATGATGTTTTAGATTATCTTAAAGGTAACAAAAAAATAGAAAACATAGATCCACCGTTAAGAGACGCAGCGTTAGAACTTAAAGAATACTACAGAAAATTAATGACTGAGTTTAAAGATTTGTTACCTGATGGAGATAAACTTAAAAATTTATTAACTCAAGACATAGATAGTCAAATGAAACGATCTTTTGCTGCATTTACAAATTCTAACTTTAGACCTGGTGCTGAAAATGTTAAAGCAGCTAGAGATTATGTTGCTAACTTTATTAAACAAGACACTTCGCTACAAGCGGAAGCTAAAGTAGCTTTTCCTAACGCTAAAAATCTTGATGAAGCAATTAACAGTTTAGCAGAACTTAAAGTAGCTGACTTAATGCATGTAGCAAGATATGAAATGGAAGATCCTATTAGAGCGTTTAGAAAAATAACAAGTAAACTAGAAGCATCTGGAGCTAAAGGTCTTGTTGATCCTTTAGAAATATTTACCGGGCAAGAACTACCAGCAGTTATTAGAAAATTAATGGGAGAAGAAAAAAATCTTAAAAACAGTTTAATGCAAACAACTGGTAATGTTATTGCTAGTACGCAACAAAAACAAGCTTTAGATAGAATAGCAAAACTAGGGCTAGAAAATGGTTGGTTATTTAATTCAGCAGAAGATGCTTTAACTAAAGGTAAAATATTTAATTCTGTTCCCGTTGGAGATATTAAAGGAGCAGGTTTTTTACCTTCAGATGTACTTGGATTGCATGGCACTCCAGAAATAATAAAACAATTATCTGGTTACAGTGTTTTTGACTCAATGTTAAAATACAAATTCTATCAAAACTTATTAGCTTTTAAAGCAGTGGTACAGGGAGGTAAGACACTTTACTCTCCTGCTACGCAAATGCGTAACTTTGGTTCTGCTGGTTTATTTGCTATGAACGTAGGACACATTGGTGGCAAAACTAGCGTAACACAAAACTTTAAAATAATGTTAGATGATATTTTTGGTTCTGGTCCAAATGTAAATCAATCTGATTTAATAAAGTTTATTGAAAGAAAGATTGAGTTAGGTGTATTAGACGAGAACGTTGTTGCACAAGAACTTGGTGGTGTGCTTAGAGATTTAAAAGGTGTAATTGGTAAAGACGGTAAACCAGTTATTAGTAGTTTTAACAACTTTACTCAACGAATAGGTGACGCTAAATTATCACAAACTGTACAACGTTTGTATGCTGGTGGTGATAACGTGTGGAAAGCATATGGTCATGAGTTTTACATGTCAGAATTAAAACAATTTACCAAAACATTAGATGATGTTTCTAATTTCTTTAGAACACAAGTTGGTCGTGAATGGGAGCCTATGAAAAATGGCGTTAAAAAAACGCTGGCTGAAGGCATAGAAGAAATGGCAGCCCATTTATTAAGAGAAACATACCCGACATACAGTCGTGTACCACCTGCAATACAAGCATTAAGAAAATTACCAATGGGTAACTTTATATCTTTCCCAGCTGAAATGATTAGAACATCGCTTGCAACTACATCTTCTGCAATGAAAATGATTGGTTCTGGTAATCCAGGATTACAAGCTATGGGTTATAGAGCATTGATGGGACAATTTACAACGTTGTATGGTTTTAACCACGGTGCACAAAAATTAGCATCTAAAATGACAGGTGTTGGCGAAGACAAACTTAGGGCATACCAAGATGACTTGGGTCCAAGCTTTATTGATGATCATATTTTAATACCTATTACTAAACAAAATGAAGATGGCACGTTTAAAGTTTTTGATGCTTCTACATATAATCCATATAACTATTTAGTTGGACCTGTTGAACAGTTTATACGAGAGCTAGGTTCAACACGATTAGATCCAGCGCGAGTAGACTCAGAATTAGACCGTCGTTTCTTTGATGCTGGTGGATCTTTTATGAAATTATTAGATCCTTTTATTAGTGAGACAATTGCATTAGAGCCTATCATGGATATTTTTGCACGTAACGGCGTAAGTAGGGACGGCAGAAAAATATTCAGTCCCTTAGATTCACCGTCGGACAAACGAGAAAAAGCTATTTACCACGTGTTTGAGACAATTGCGCCAGGATTTATACGTTCTGGTACACAACTGTACGGTGCTTTAACTTTAGATACTAAAAGTGGTAGAGTTATGGAATTGGGTGACGTGTTAATTAGATTAATGGGTGGTTCTATTATGAATGTTGATCCGGTAACAGCGCTAGATTATAAAGCTATTGATATAAGACAAATTAGAGGAGCTGCGTTTCAAACAGAAGCTTTCTTTAGTAAAGAGAACGCGTTATCACGTGGTCCTATTTTAGATGAAAAAGGTCGACAAGTTGGTCATGTGATGGCCAACGAGCTTAGAGATATTCAAGAAGAAGCTTTTGTAGCACAGTTTGGTATATGGAAAATGTTTCATAAATCTTTAGCTTCAGGGTTGTTAACTGAAGAACAAATCAAATCTGTGCTAGGTAAAAAAGGACGTAATGTTCCTAACTTAAAAAAATTAATGGATGGAGAGTTTACACCTGTTTCGTTTAGTAAAGATGGTTTAAAGAAAAGAGCTAACGACCTAGTAGAAGAATACGAAGCAAGAGGCATTGATGTGAACTACGAAGATCTTTATCCATATTACGATTTATTAGAAGTTATTGATGAATTTAAATACAGACGTTTTGAAGATTTCTTAGATCCAGCACGACCACCTTTAGATGAAATACCATTGGACCTTGACTTTATTAGTCAAACACCTACACCGCCTACACCAGACATACCAGTAGCACCATTAGATACTTCTGATTTTGCAGACACACAAATCGCTGCTGCTCCTAAACAAACTGTTGTTGGTGCTAACAACCAACAAGTAAATAATCAAACTGGATTGACAAGAAACGAGGAAGCTTTATTATCGCCAAGTGATCGGTTCTATCGTCGCAGCCAGAGAGGTAAAATCTAATGGAAATGGAACCACAAACCGAACGCGAACATATAATTTCAATACAAGGACACATAACTGGGGTGAAACGAGAATTAAACAATTTGAAAGACGACGTACAACATGTACATAAAGACGTTGAAAAATTGGGTGGCAAGATAGACAAAATCTATTGGGTTGTTTTATCTACAGTGGGGGCTGTTGGATTAATTTTTATTGAGACGTTGTTAGGAATGGTATAAATGCGGTCAATGACCGAAGATGTTCTGCAATGGTCAGAACAACACTTAGAACCAAAAAATAAACATCTAGGCAACGTATCGGTTTGTCCATACGCTAAGCAAGCCCGGATCAAGAAAAGTTACAGAATATTAGAATGCCACAAACACATAGAGTATGTAGATACTATTTTAAAATGTGTAGAATTGGCTAAAGAACCTGAAGTACAAATAGCTATAGCCTGTTGTGATGACATAAAATACACGGTAGAAGAACTTTCTTATGTTATAGACACTTTAAACAAGGTTTTTGTGCCGCAGAATATATATTTAATGGGCTCACACCCTTACGACGATGAAGAAGACGAGCCGGTTGAGTTTTTAGAGACAAATGAATGGGAACCAGACAACGAATTTGTGATGGTTTTAGTACAAAAATTTGATGAATTAGAAAAAGCTAGTGACAATTTGCGTAAGACTGGGTATTATGAGCACTGGCCTAAGGACTATTATGAAGGCACAGTTTTAAAACGACAATCTTATAGGAGTTATACTTATGCGAGGCATGAAAAAAAGAATGAAACGGGGCGGTAGTGCACTTAAGGGTGGACAATCTAAACTGGACAAAAACAAAGACGGCAAAATTACTGGTGCTGACTTTGCTATGATGAAAAAAAAGAAAAAGAAAAAGAAACGTACTAAAGCTATGGGCGGCGGTATGATGAAGAAAAGGATGAAGAGAGGCGGCAAAGTAAATGGCTAAAGATACCCACGTAACTAAAGATGGTAGAGTAGCTAAAAAAGGTTTGTGGTATAACATAAACCAAAAGAAGAAAAAGAAAAAGAAAATGCGAAGGAAGGGTGCTAAAGGCGCTCCTACTGAAGCAGCTATTAAACGAAGTCAAAAAACAAGTAAGAAGACAAGCTAATGATTCAAAACATGCTAGCCTTTCCTCAACAAACACAAGGAAACCTTGGTAAGTTAGGTTCATTGGCTAGTGCTACACAACCTAGTAATAGTAGTGGTGCCATGGGTGGTATCATGGATAGTGTGCAGACAGGGTTTGATCAATTAGATAGTGCTATGCAAGGTGCGTTTGATACAATCAAACAAAGTTTAAGTAGTAGTTACACTCCACAAGAAGTTTTAGTTCCTAATGAAGGCGGAGGAGGTCAACAGCCTAGTTTCCCTGGTGGTGGCGGTGGTTTTCCTATTATGCAACCTCAACCTTTTAGACCTGGTGGAGAGTTTATAGGTGACCCTATGGGAGAAACAACACAAGTGCTTCCTGACAATCTGGGTATAAATGCACTGCCAAGTCCGGACAGAGATTTTGATATTAGTAGTCTTTTAGGCGGCGAAGGGGGAAACATGCTTAGATTACCGGAAGGATTTGGTCCACAAGCGGCAATTACTCTTCTAGGAGAAGGAGAGCAAACTAACTTTGGTCCACCTCAAGGTGGAGGATTTGGTCGACAACCCCTCAGGCCAGCTGGTCCCTATCAGGGTTTTGGGCCACGACCGGCAATTACTCTTAACCAAGGGCCTGAAACTTACTTACAATCAGCAGTTCAAGGCACGCCTACCGGTGGTATCGGTAATGCTCAAATGGGCGTAACTAATTTAAATCAAGACAATAACATAGGGGGTGCTTCTGCACAGCAACAAATCGATCAAATGATTTCAGGCAATGCAGGGCAATACAATGGCTAAGACTCCCGCTTGGACAAGAAAAGAAGGTAAAAGCAAAACGGGAGGATTAAATGCTAAAGGTGTAGCATCTTATCGTCGAGCAAATCCAGGCAGTAAATTAAAGACAGCAGTCACAACTAAACCTTCTAAACTTAAAAAAGGTTCTAAGGCAGCTAAGAGACGTAAATCTTTTTGTGCACGTATGGGCGGTGTTAAAGGGCCTATGAAAAAACCTAATGGTAAACCAACAAGAAAAGCTTTGGCTTTAAAGAAATGGAATTGTTAATGAAACTATCAAATAATTTTTCACTAGCAGAGCTAGTTAAATCTCAAACAGCAGAACGTAAAGGTATTCATAACAAACCTGAGACAGACGCTGTTGAAAATCTTATTCACCTAGCGGAGACCGTCCTGCAACCAGTGAGAAATCATTTTGGTAAACCGGTCATGATATCCTCAGGCTATCGCAGCCCAGAGTTGTGCGAGGCTATCGGTTCTTCGTCTAAGTCACAACATGCCAAGGGTGAGGCAGCAGACTTTGAGATTCCTGGAGTTGACAACAAGGAGCTCGCAACGTGGATTAAAGAAAACTGTGATTATGATCAATTGATACTTGAGTTTTATAATGAGGGCGATCCAAATTCAGGGTGGGTTCATTGTTCAATATCGAAAACACAACCAAGACGGGAACGATTGATAGCAAAAAGAGTAGATGGGAAAACTCAATATGAATATTGGCCGGTCTAAAACTCCAACCACTTTTTAATATCTTGCTCAACCATAACATCATTCGCTAAATCTACCTTTTCTTTAAGTGCTTTAATTATCTTCTCATCTATAGTCTTTTCTGCGACTAAATCCACGTAAGTAACACTGCCAGTCTGGCCGATACGATGCGCTCGGTCTTCTGATTGTAATCTTTTTTCTAAGTCATAGTTGTTAGAAAAGTAAATTACTGTCGTTGCAGCAGTTAAGGTAATTCCGTACCCTCCCGTCTGTGCATTTCCGACGAAATAGCGTGTAGGGCCCTTTTTCTCTTGAAATAGAGCAATTGCTTCCTGGCGATGGGTAGGGTCCACCCCACCGTGATATTCGACTGTAGAGTCTTCTCCGTAAGCTTTTTTTAAAGATTCGACTATTTTTCTGATGTCTTCACGGTAAGTTGCCCATATTATGACCTTGCCGTCCACTTCTTCTAAACAATCATGCAAAGCTTGCACTCTGTTATTTTTTATCGGTGTAATAGTATCGTCGTCAGCTTTAAACGTGCCGCAAGTGATTTGATGTAGTCGCATTAACGTAGTCAATGCAGATTCTGTTGTCATAAGTTTGCCTTCGTGTTGCGCAATGGCTGCACGTTTCATAGTGTTGTACATATCTTTTTGTTCGTCAGTTAATTCTACAACACGTTTAGTATATACTTTAGGAGGTAGGTCTAGACATTCCTCTTTAGCAACTCGATAAGAAAACCCTTTAAGCTTAACCGTAAGCTCGTCAATATTTTTGTAACCAACAACTAAATTAATACTGCGACCACTAAAAGTTCTACGCACCATTTGCGCATATCTATTTCTAAAAGAATAATAAGATTGATGACCTAAATGATAAGGGTCTAGAAAGGCACACTGAGTGTACAAATCAAGTGGGGATTTAGTAACGGGAGAGCCGGTTAAGATTCTACGGTATTTCGCTGAGGTCCCTAGTTTTAAAATATTTTTTGTTCTTTTAGCTGTCGGACTCTTGATCGTTGTAGATTCGTCAATCCCTATTAAAGCTCTTCCACCAAATATGCTAAGGAATTTGTCTGCAAAGTCCAGACCTTTCTTTGTAGAGAAAGCTTCTACGTTCATAATCAATACCTTAAGGTCATGTTCACCATCAAATAAAGTATCAAGTTCTAATTGTTTTTTCTTAGTTATACCTGCATCCCAAGACACTACAGTTTTTTCAATGTGGTCCGGCATGTGATTCGGTATTTCATTGTCGCTCCAAATTTTATACACGCCTTTAGGTGCAATGATTAACGCACCGCGGATCGCGCCTCTGTCATATAACATTGATACGTTGTCAACTAAAACCTTAGATTTTCCTGTACCCATGTCCATAAATAAAGCATATGATTCTTGAGCCCAGCATTTATATAAGGCTTTCATTTGATGCTCAAAAGGTTTAGTTTTGAACTTATACTTATCTATCATAATTTATTTTATATTCTTTCTTGACATACATATAAGGATCCTTATATTAAAAGTCAAGAATTAAAGAAGGAAATAAAATGACAAAGAATTTAACAGTGTATGAACTGTATGATCGTAGAAGTCTTGCAGACTTCTTAGATTTTAAGGACGTTAATCCAGACGCTCCATTAGTATATGTATTACAACACCCACCAGAATCAATAAATATTTTAGGTGCTGCAGAGTATGGTAACTTAGTAATTTGTTTACCAAAAAATTCACAAATGATTTTTTCTACAGGACCTTTCATTCATAAAATGCAAAAGAACTTAAAGGATTTTGAGCCACATGATTTTATATTATGTACAGGCGATCCTGCAATCATAGGATTATCTACAGCTATTGTATCTGACATTACCAATGGTTGTTTTAATTTTTTAAAGTGGGAAAAAAGAGAAAGACTTTATTACCCATTGAGTATTGATTTACATAATAAAGGAGAACGATATGAGCGATGATTTAATCTTAGAAGATTTGGAACAGGATCAACAAGATTTAATGGAGAAGTCAGACATAACAACGCTGGCTAAATATTGTAATGATTTAGCACGTATTGAAAATAATATTAGTTCACACGAACGTACTTTAAAAGATTTAAAAGAACAAGCAGACAAAATTAGTTCAGAGATCATTCCTAATTTGCTCGCGGAGCAGGGATTGTCGTCTTTGAAATTAGCTGACGGATCAGGAGTCGACGTAAAGAAAACGTACAGTTGTACGATTAAAAAAGATTCCGTTGAGTCAGCTTACACATGGCTTCGTGACCAGGGATTAGGAGACATCATCAAGAATGAAGTTTCTGTAGTCTTTGGTAAAGGAGAAGATACAAGGGCTAACGAATTGTTGTCCCTTGCAGAGCAAGAAGGTTATCAGCCCAACCAAAAACAAAAAGTTGAGCCGATGACATTGAAAGCTCTCTACCGGGAGCGTATCGAGGCCGGCCTCGATATGCCCTCGGAACACTTTCACACTTTTGTGAAAGATCAAACCAAAATAAGCCGGAAATCATGAAAAAGGAGAAACGTAACATGAACCAAGTAGCAAAAAAAGCTAATACTGCAGTAGCGTTGGGCAGTATGTTTGAAGCAGACGCATTAGTTGGCGCAAGTGAAATGGGAGCAGAAGATTTTGCTTTACCATTTTTACGAGTGTTGGGTCAACTGTCACCGGAGATCAATAAGCATGACTCTAAATATGTTGAAGGCGCTGAAGCCGGTATGATTTACAATACCGTGACGAAGCAGACATATAATGGTGAAGAAGGAATAAAGGTGATGCCGTGCTATTACAAGCGTGAGTATGTAGAGTGGTCAGATCGTGGCCAGGGTACAAGTGCCCCAGTACAGATTCATTCAGTATCAAGTGGCATTATTGAACAGGCAAAGCGAGGAGCTGATTGGAAAGATAGATTACCTAACGGTAACTATTTAGAGAACACAGCGTCTTACTATGTCATGGACGAGAAGATGGGAACAGCATTGATATCTATGAAATCTACACAACTAAAAGTTAGTAGAACATGGAACTCAATGATGAATGGTATCAAACTAGAAGGTAAAAATGGTTTGTTTACACCAGCATCTTACAGTCATTTGTATAGACTGAAAACTGTCCAGCAATCAAACGACAAAGGAACGTGGTTTGGTTGGAGTGTAGAGAAAGAAGGTCCAGTACAGGACAAATCACTTTACGAGGCAGCAAAAAGTTTTGCTATATCGTGTTCTAGCGGAGACGTAAAAGCAAAAACTAGTGAGGAAAGTACCGAATCTAAAGAAGACGTACCGTTTTAACTAGTAACGATAGCAAGGCAACTCCCCCTGCCTTGCTATCATAAAGGAGGAGAAATGATATCGGAGGAAAAAACATGTGTTAAATGTGGAGAAACGTTTACAATACATGCAGTACAACAACGTACTAAAAAATATTGCAGCTACAAATGTAGCATTAAATCAACATACATAAAGACTGGTAATAGACCAGGACCGAGAAAGAAGAAGTGAAAGAATTTAAAAATATATTTGAAGGCAATAATAATGCTTTTGGTCAAATGGTTATTCAACCGGGTGCCATAACTGACAAAGGAAAACAAAAAGCAAAAGCTTTTATTAAAAGAGATACCGTTACAGATAAGTTATGGCAAGATCACCTTAAAGGTGTTGAGCCAGCGTTAGGTATTATACCTATAAATGAAAACAACATGTGTAAGTGGGGTTGCATTGACGTCGATGATTATACTATTGATCTCAAAACTATAGCGGCCTCTATCAAGTCCCATAAGTTCCCACTGGTATTATTTAGGTCTAAATCAGGTGGTGCACATTTGTTTTTATTTTGTGATACTTTTATTTCGGCTGGTTTATTACAGTCTAAACTAATTGATATGGCTAAAGCGCTAGGCTTTGGTGACATGGAGATATTCCCTAAACAAACAGAGTTGCTCGCGGAACGTGGCGACGTTGGAAACTTTTTAAACTTACCTTATCATGGTGGTATTCGTGGTATGCGTTATGCATTAGATGATAATGGTGAGGCTATAACAGAGACAGATTTTTACGAATACTACAAGAAAGTAGTTTTAACTGAAACACAGATAGATGAGATAAAAGTAAAAAAGACTAAGGTTGTTAAGAAAGAAGTATTTGAAGACGGTCCACCTTGTTTAAACAAGCTAGCTGACGAAGGGTTTGGCGAAGGATCTAGAAATAATGCTTTGTTTAATATTGGCGTGTTTCATAAACAGGCTACGCCGGATACATGGCAAGACGCTGTGATGGCAAGCAATCAAAAATATTTTGATCCCCCTTTACCATTTAAAGAAGTTAATGATCTCATAGGATCATTAAACAAAAGAGGTTATGACAAATACAGATGTAAAGATCAACCAATCTGTGGCGTATGTAATCCTGCAAAGTGTAGGACTAAAAAGTTTGGTGTAGGCTATGACGAGGAACAAATGTCGCCGCTAAAAGATTTACAGAAGTATTGTTCTGAACCAGCAACGTGGATGCTTACTGTTGGTGACAAACGCGTACAATTAAAAAGTGAACAGTTACACAATCCTAATTTATTTGCTGTTGCAGTTATGGAGCAGGCAAATCTAGTAGTACCTATTCTTAAAGGTAAAGACTGGCGCGAGGTATATTTGAAACCTTTATTTGCTGGTGAGGTTGCAGAGATAGAACCATTAGAATCATTACAACCTAAAAAAGAATTACGACAGTTGTTATTACAATACACAATGAATAGAACCAGGACTACTAAAATAGAAGAGTTGGTCAATGGTAAATGTTATGTGAATACAGAGGAGAACCATGCAATGTTTCAGATTAGTTCTTTCTTAAACTTTCTAAAAAAGAATGCGTGGGATATGAATAAAAAAGATACAGGTAAAATACTGCAGGAATTAGATTTGTATGAAGAAGAAGTTAGACCAAAAGTTATGACTAAAGACGGTGAGAAAAGACCTCGTTGTGTTAGAGTTAAACTAGGTGACTTTGAAGATGGTGCAGTTCAAATAGAAACTACTTATGATGAGCAACCATTCTAATGAAAACAATTATACTAGGACCACCAGGAACAGGTAAGACATACGCACTTCTTGAGCTAGTAGAAAAGTGTATTCAGTCTGGTATCAATACTAAAAAGATAGGTTACTTTACGTTTACTAAAGACGCTGCTCGTGTTGCTAAAGAAAGAGCAATGGAAAAGTTTAAATTAGAAGAGGACGAGTTTCCATTTTTTAGAACATTACATTCTTTGGCTTACAATTTAGCTAGTTTAAAAAAAGAACGTGTTGTTGGCACTGCAGACTACAAAGAATTTGGTAGCAAGAATGGTCTTACCATAAAGCGCGCTGCACACAGCAACGCTGATGGATTGTTTGATTCAGATAACGCATATTTAAGCCTAATCAACAAAGCTAGGGTGTCTATGGTCGATGTGATGACGATTTACGACAGAAATGAGCACCTGGTGGACGTAGAGAGGGATGTTTTGTACCTATTAGACCAAGAATACACTAAGTTTAAGCAAGAAAAGGGTATGTATGACTACAATGACATGTTGCAAATGTTCGTTGACAAGAAACTAAGTCCTAATTTTGATGTGTTGTTTATAGATGAAGCACAAGACTTAAGTCCGCTGCAATGGGCTATGGTTCGTGCTATGTGGGACAATTCTGATAAGACTTATATTGCAGGCGACGATGATCAAGCAATATTTAAATGGGCCGGTGCAGACGTAGATCATTTCATTGCACTAAAAGATGAAGTTGATCACATAAAAACTTTAGATAAATCTTACCGTGTGCCACCAGGACCAATTTTTGAATTAGCACAGAGCATACGATCAAGAATTACAAATAAATATAACAAAGAATACAAACCAAAAGATGGACAGTCCGGTGAGCTTAGTTATCACAGCGACATTACAGATGTTGATATGTCAAAAGGTGATTGGTTAGTGTTAGCATCAGCACATCATTTTTTTGAAACTATTGGTGAGCATTGTGAAGACAACGGTTGGTATTATAGAAACTCTAGAGGTAAGAATGCAGCACCAGTAGAACTAGTTCAAGCAATACAACGTTGGGAACGTTGGCGCAAGGGCGGTGAGATAGAAACAATTTTAATTAAAAACATATATAATTATCTGGGAAACAATGTTACTATGGGATATAGAAAGGCGAATACATTAAATAAAGAAGGTAGCTATACACTTGAAGACTGCATCGCGGAACACGGATTAAAAACAAACGCTGTTTGGTATGAAGCATTTAACGAATTGGATAACTATACGGAAAATTATATAAGAGCAATGTTAGCACGTGGAGAAAACATTTTAGAAACCCCTCGCATTATTTTTAAATCAATACATGCAGCTAAAGGTGGTGAAGCACAAAACATTTTATTATTACCTGATGTAACAAAAGCAAGTAAGGAAGCAGAAGAGTATGATCCTGACGAAGCACACAGATTATTTTATGTTGCAGTAACAAGAGCAAAAGAATCATTACATATTATTGAACCGGCAAATTATGAGAGGAGTTATTCTTATGTCTAAAAAATATGATCCAGTAAACTTTCCTGAACACTATAACAAAGGTGGTGTGCAGTGTATTGACGCTATAAAATCCTGCCAAGGTATTGGTTTTAAATACTATTTACAAGGCTCAGCAATCAAGTATATTTGGAGACATGAACATAAAGGTAAGCCTGTTGAAGATTTGGATAAGGCAATTTGGTTTTTAACTAAGTTGAAAAAAGAATATGAATAGACCATTGCAAGTGCCAATGAATTTTAGTCCGGAAACTGAGTGGGTCGTACCACACATGCCAGACTTGACTGAACATTCTGAGATTGCAATCGATTTAGAAACTCGTGATCCTAATCTAATAAGCATGGGTTCTGGTTCGGTACGCAAAGACGGTGAGATAGTTGGATTTGCTGTAGCTGTTGAAGGTTGGAAAGGATATTTTCCAATAGCACATGAAGGTCAAGGCAACATCGATAGAGCAATTGCTATTGATTGGATGCAAGAAGTTTTAAACACACCTGCAACAAAAGTTTTTCACAATGCAATGTACGATGTATCTTGGTTACGTTCAATGAACTTTACAATCAACGGACGTATTGTTGACACAATGATTGCAGCAAGTTTAGTAAATGAAAATCGTTTTAGTTTTACATTAGATTCTATTTCTAAAGAATACATTGGTCTTGGTAAGAATGAGAATGTCTTAAAAGAAGCAGCGAAACGCTGGGGCGTTGATCCTAAAGCAGAGATGTGGCGATTGCCAGCATTAGTTGTTGGTGAGTATGCAGAACGCGACGCTGAGATAACGTTAAAGTTATGGCAAGCAATGAAACATGAAATTACACAACAAGATTTGTGGGACGTATTTAATTTAGAAACAGATTTGTTTCCGTGTTTAGTTGACATGAAGTTTAAAGGTGTGCCAGTTGACCTGGAACGTGCAGATCAAATTAAAAAAGATTTTGTTAAACAAGAAAAAGAATTACTTCAATTAATAAATAAAGAAGCAGGTTTTGAAGTTGAGATATGGGCTGCAGCTTCTATTGCGACAGCGTTTGATAAATTAAAATTACCATACGATAGAACAGATAAAGGTGCACCAAGTTTTACCAAAGGTTTCTTAGCATCGCATCCTGAAGACACTTTAGCGCGACGCATTGCAGAAGCAAGAGAGATAAACAAAGCACATACAACATTCATAGATACAATTATTAAGCACGAACACAACGGCAGAATACACAGTGATATCAATCAGATACGGTCTGATTCAGGTGGCACCGTCACCGGACGATTTAGTTATTCGAATCCAAATTTACAACAAATACCAGCACGACACAAAACGATTGGTCCAATGATTAGATCTATCTTTGTACCGGAACGTAATTGTACCTGGGGTTGTTTTGATTACTCGCAACAAGAACCAAGAATCGTAGTACACTTTTCTAGTTTGTTAAAACTAGAAGGTTCGTCAATGATCGTGGATCAATATAAAAAAGGCGAGGCAGATTTCCATCAGATGATTGCAGACATGGCCGGCATCGAACGGAAGCAAGCGAAAACTATTAACTTAGGATTAATGTATGGCATGGGTAAAAATAAACTGATGGGTGAGTTAGGTTTATTAAAAGACGCTGCTGAAAAACTAATTAAAACTTACAATCAGAAAGCACCGTTTGTAAAAATGTTAACCGAGTCGGTTATGCGTAGAGCAGAAGACAGTGGTAAGATTAGAACTATCGGTGGACGTATTTGTCATTTTGATATGTGGGAGTCAACACAGTTTGGTTTGAATAAACCATTGAAGTATGACGACGCCATCAGGGAGCACGGACCGGGGATGATCAAACGTGCATTTACTTACAAAGCATTAAACAAATTGATTCAAGGTAGTGCTGCTGACATGACTAAGAAATCTATGTTAGCGTTATATAAAGAAGGTATTATACCGCACATACAAATTCATGACGAACTAGATATATCAATCAAAGAACCAGCGGAGGCTGAAAAGATAATTCAGATTATGGAAGACGCTGTTACATTAGAAGTTCCAAACAAGGTAGATTATGAATCGGGTAAAAACTGGGGAGAGATTAAAGGATGAAGTGTTGGAGTTGTAATCACGAATTGATATGGGGCGGTGATCACGACACTGAGTGGGAAGACAACGATGAAGAAGAACATATGATCATGACAAACTTGTCATGTCCTAATTGTACAGCGGTTGTAATTGTCTATCATGGAAACAAGTAAACAACAAAAAGGTATTCGTGCTGAGCTGTTAGCGGCTATAGACTTTCTAGGAAAACCAAATACGCACGTCTATTATGATTTAGGTGGTAAGGGTCCAGCGGACCTGGTTGTCGTGAACAGTGAAACGGGGACCGTGGATTTGTATGATGTCAAGATGAAAAGTTATCGTATGATGAAGGGTAAGATGAGACTGATAAACAGAGTCAAAAACAAATCAGCAAAGAATTTAGATGTTAAAGTCTTATACGTGTAAGTGTGGCAAAAATGCCACAATAGTAGAAGAACACAAAGTGCAGGATAAATATTGGTGCGCTAATTGTTATTTAAAAATTCAAAGAATGTCGGATGCTAAAAAACACCCGACATATAAAGGTGAAGAATCTATTAAAATAAAGTAAAATAAGCTCTTGTCAAATAAAATAACAGGTCTATATTAGTCCCATAATATAATATAAATAAGGAGAAAGAATATGCCAGATACAAGCAGTTTTAAATCAGTGTCAGTATCAGTAAATACACACGGAAAACTACAAAAACTAGCAAAAAACAGGTTTGAAGTACCAGTAAGTATACAAAAAATAATTGATTTTTTACTTACTAAGGAACTTAAAAATGGAAAAAATTAGAACTATTTGTCCTCGTTGTGAGGGCAATAGTTTTATAAAAGTACAACAAACGGAACTAGATTGTCCTATGTGTGAAGAAGAAATTATGCATATGGGCAAGACAGTGACAGTGCATAATGGATATGTTATGCTACCAATAGAACACACAAGATTAAATGTTGAAGGTGGTCGCGAATCAAAAATAAAATGGTCAGGTGAAACTTTACCAGAAGTAGGTAAACAATGAACCCGGAGGATGAATTTGGATGGTAGTACAATACGTAGAAAACGCTTTGGCTTTTAAAGATCTTGCATTCTTACAAGAATATATAACTGATGACCCCAAACTTTTAAGTGCAAGATTTCCTGTTTATAGTTTTTTACCAAAAGACGAACCGGCTGAAAACGATATTGAAAAAATACTACGCGCTATTACTCCAGGAAAAGAACACATTGAGTATTGGTTTCGTTGGAATGAGCAAACTCCTTGGCATGTAGATGGTGATGAAGCTTATTACAAACAACACTTTCAAAAAGATTCTTTTTTGCAAGGTAAATTATTAAATAATTATGTGTATGATGCTGAAGAACATCGATTTAACAAAGTAGCAAAAACAACACATATACTTTATCTTTTTATACAAAACATTATTGGTGGTTATTTACAAATATGTACTTCTCATCCTTGGGACAAAAAGAAATATATTATGAATAATACATGGGAGCCGCCTTTAGGTGCGTCTCTTACAACCATAAGACCTTTTCAAAACATGGCGGTTAGATTTCCATCTAACCTTTATCACCAGGTAACTGAATTTACACCTAAGATACAAGGTTTTGAAATGAAACGTTTATCTTTAGTGTATTGTTATTGGGATCATCATCCGGAAGGATATAAATACCACAAACATTGGAAATTTAATAAACAATTAAATATTGTCCCAGCTAAAGGTTGGCAAGATTTTACTTTGTTGACAGAAGGAGAAATATGACAGCAGACGGATATTTATTATTCTTAACGCGTTACGCAAATTTAAAAAAAGCACATATGCTAGCACAAGATAAAGGCATAAAGCAAGTGTGGCAAAAGAAAATAGATGAATTAGTAACAAAAGAGGAAAAAACAGATGAAAAATAGATTGTGGGACTTAGTGCCTATAATGGCTTTAGGTATTTTTGTAATGTGTATTGTACTTATGGTTGTAAATGTCTCTTATATGAGTAAAATGAATAATACGATAGAAACAATGTGGCACGAGATAGTACAGGTGAAGGAGACTAATATTAGTTTATTTCAATTTATCGAGGAACACGGAGATGACATTAAAGGACGATAAAATTATGAGACGACACATTCCAAACAGGATGCCTACGGCGTTATTTACTTTGCCGATAGATGGCAGAGCAGTTACAGGTGAGATAAATTATATTCACACTAGTACGGGTGTGGTGCCTATAGCTTTATGGATTAAGTTGGATAAAACCGATACTTACTTAGATAGAGAACTGAGAGCGTCCGGTAAATTAATTTCTAGATGTTTTCAAAACAACGAATCATTAAAAGAATTAGTAGAAACGTTATCAGTAGATAATGTAATAGGTATAGTAGCTAATTATTTAGATAAAAATTTAGAAGATATTTTAATGGCAATACAACCTACAAAAAAACAACGTATGCTATCAACCGATCCATATGCGTCACAAATGAAGGAATAGTTATGTACGATCCAGAAGACGAATTAGAAATAGAATGGATTCCGGAAGAGGACGACTTCGTTCCTCCACCACGAGACGATTTAACTGAACTAGATGCTAAAATAGATGCATTTAACAATTCAGATCTACCTACGTTTATGATAGATAAATTATGTAAGAAAAGTTTTGGCCACACCAACTGGGCCCGTATGTCAGCTGTTGAGGTTAAAGACTTAGTTATGAATCCCGCAATTATTGATTACGACGAAGGGATTGTATATTTTAAAAACGAAAGGTTAGTATAATGACTAGAATACCAGCAAGTGGCGCAATGAGATGGCTTGACATTCAAAATTCATTCGGTGGTTCAAATCCTATTGGCATAAACGAGTATTACCGAACTAGCACTTACGTACCTGATTCTGATCTTAATAGTAATATCCCAACCAGTGGTCAAATAGAAGCAGCTGATTTTAGAGGGGCTGACGGGTTTAGTGGTACTAGTGGTAGTATATCTGCTGGTACTAGTGGTGGCAAAACACCAG